CATGCTGGGGACGCCCACCCCGCAACCCGCGCCGATCCTCCTCACCTACACGCCGGTGACCGTCACGCTGACGCCCGGCCCCGCTGGTCCCTATGACGCGTACTTCAGCATGGGGACGGCTCCGCCCTCGACTCCGGCGGCGGCGCGCTACGATGCTTTCCTGGCCGCGAAGGGGAGCGGCTCGACCTGGAGCGCCACGGCCATCAAGGGCGGCTACATGCAGGTCAAGATCCAGGACGGCCTGCTCAAGTCCATGGAAGTGATGGACTGGCTCTATCTCGGGCCGGGAAGCCCGCCGCAGGTTTGGGCCATCTATACCCCCACGACCGGCGTGATGGTGTATGCCCCGGCGTCGCTGGGGCTCGCCGCCCAATCGCAGACCTTCCTCCTCGGCCCTTTCACGAACGTGTCGAGCGCGTCGCCCCCGGCGGTGCAGCCGCCCGGGACCCTGACGTACACGGTCCATTGAGCGCGCCGGAAAACCTTGTGACAAGCAGGGCTTTCTGGTGTAGCATGACGCCCACACCATGAGCACGCACTCCGTCGGAATGCCGGACGTCGACTTGACCGTCACCAGCCCGCCCCCAGGCTTCAAGTTTTGCGCGTGCGGCTGTAAGCACTTGCTGCCTGCGGCGGGCAAGTTCGTCTACGTGCGCGGGCATCGCAAGGCACAGCTCCAGGAAGCCCAGGCGCGCAAGCTCACCCCGGCGCAGGCGAACGACGCAGGCCTGGCTGCCGTCATCGCGGGCTTGCGCAAAGAAGTGAACCGCCGCGAGCTGCGGCAAAAATACCTGGAGTCGGAAGTCGGGGCCAACCTTCAGCGGCTCAAGACGTTGCGGCAAAGTTTGGAGGCGCTCGAAATCGTCGAGCGGTCGAGCGCCGTGGAAGGCACCCTCTAGAGGAGACACACCATGACCGATCACCGGAAGTCTTTACTGGTCGTCGCGCTGGCGCTCACGTTGGGAGCGGCCGGCCTGCACTTTTCCTGCACGCCCAGCCAGGTGGCGTGGGCGCAGACGGTCCTCGACATTGCCAAGGTCACCGTGGTGGCCGCCCAAGCCGCCACGCAACTGCTGGCGCCCGCTGACGCGCAAGAAGTCCAGAAGGTCGCGGGCGTGTTCCAGGCTGTCGAAGATGCGGCGCAAGCGTATCTAAAGAATCAGTCCGCGGGCAACCTCGCGGCCATCTCCGCCGCTATCACGCAGGCGGACCAGGAGATTGCCGCCTTCGAAGTGTTTGTCAAGAATCCCGGCGAGGCCGCGCTCATCACGGAGCTGGCCGGGGTGTTCGCAGACGCCCTGGCGCAAATCGCAGCGGACTACCCGTCGGCGACCCACGTCTCGGCCAAGCTCGTGCTCAAGAGTCACGGCAACGCGCGAGGCTGGGGTGCGGAGCAGTTCAAGTCCGCGTACGGTCGTCTCGACCCGCGCTTGGTCAAATAAGTTCAAAGTTCATCACGCGCCAAGGGCGCAACGATGCAAACAGGGGCCACGGAAGATCGTGGCCCCGCCTTTCTGGAGCGACATGGGCAAACCCGCCTTGTACCGCGAACTCTTCCTTCGGCACTGGAACCGCATCAAGCAGATCGACTTCCCCGGCGGCTTCGTCGCGGTGCGCGATCACGCGGGACGTCCGCTCCTGCACCGCGAGCACACCCGTCCGCAGTTGCGCGACATGGCGAAGCTGGCGGCGCGGCGGGACATTCGCGAGATGCGGGCGAAGATCCGCGACCTAGTGCAGCGAGCCCAGGAGACGAAGGAGGCCGCTGAGCCGGGCCCGCCCAACATTGGAATCATCGGCGGGCGCGGCGTTGCGCAATCGCTGAGCCGACGACTGAAATGAACGACGCCTATCGAGCTTCTCGCCAGTTCGAACGGTTGTTCTTGCGGGAGCAGAACCAACTCTCCGACCGGGCCTTCGCGATTCATCGGCAGCGGGGGCCCGCGCACGTTGCGGACTATCATCCCAGCGTGATCGGCGCGTGCGATTGCTTCGCCCTCGCCGCGAACGATGGCCGCGCACGCCGGGGCACGCAACCCAACCAAGCTGTTCGTAAATTTCGCATCTGAGGAGCGACACCATGGAAATGATCTCGGTTGGGCGCATCGTCCACTACAAGCTGACGAACGCGGACGTGGAACAGATTCAGCGGCGGCGCACGGATTCGCGCAGCATCCGGGAGCGCATCGACGCGGGCCAGTGGCCGCTGGGCGCGCAGGCGCATGTGGGCAGCACGCCCTTTCCCGGCCAAGTGCTGCCTTTGATCGTCGTGGAGGTGAACGAAGACCGGGTGTGGGGCCAAGTCTTTCTCACGGCAACCTGGAGGCGCGCATGAGTAGGTGGGATAACTTCCTCGACTCGCTCAACACGGCAGGCGGCGCGATCTTCCTGCTGGTCTTCCTGACGCTGCTGTTCAGCGCCGTGGCGCTGTACGTCACCTATCATCCCGTCACGACGCCCAATTCTTCCCTGGGCAGCATCTTCAGCCATCTCCTGAGCGGCGTGGCGGGCGCGCTGCTGGGAGCGCTGTCGTCGCGCACCAAGACCGCCGTCAGCGCGGGAGGGAAAGAACCGTGAGACCTGCGGTCGTCCTCTTCGGCTTCTGGCTCTATCTGCTGTTCGGCCTGCGCGTCTTCCTCACGGTGGACCGAAAGGAAATGCGCAAAGAGGTCCCCTACGCCGATCTGCCCTCACTCTTGCCCCTGCGCACGTATCGGCTGACGCTGGCCGCACTCTGTATGCTGGTCGGGGTGCCCGTCACCTGCTGGGCCATCTGGCGGGCTCTCAAGGAGCGACTATGAACGATCTGGAAGCGCAGTTCCCGCACAGCACGACGCTGAGCCGCGCGTGCTATCACCCCGAGCACCGCACGCTGGACGTGTGGTTTAAGACCGGCGCGCCTTACCGGCTCATGCAAGTGGAGCGCGTGGAGTTCGACACGCTGGCGCAGGAAGGCGGCAGCTACTATCAGCGCGTCCTGCGGCTCACGCATCCCACGCCCACGCTGTGCGTGAAGCTGCAATGCGGGGGTTGCCGGCAGCCGCTTGATCCGGGCGCGCCCGATCTGCGCATCGTGAAGGACAAGGCCCAGGCGCTCAAAGCCTACCACGCGAGCTGCGCGCGCAAGCCGCCCGCTGCCGTCGCCGATTACATCGACGTGCCCGCGCAGCCCGGCCCGCAGCCCAAGCAGAAGCGCGTCGAGTTGGTGAAGCGCCGGCTCGCCGAGGGCGTGAGCCAGCGGCAGATCGCCCGCGAAGCGTATCCGGGCGTGAGGCTGGAGACCGCCTACAGCCGTCTACGCGCTTTCATCCGAGACAACCGGCTGTGACTTTCCGGGCCTAATTCCTACGGATACACATCCATTTCACCAAATGTTCATGCGCCTGCGGCGCACCTGGGCTACATAAGTGTCCGGGTTAATTCCTACGGCGTAGGAATTTCACGCAAAAATCTACGCGTTGACAGGGTTTCTGCGAGTAGTAGGCTGGCGGGTGTGAGCAGGCGGCCCGGTCGATCCCCGGGCCGCCTTGAGAGGCTTTGAGAAGCCATGTACGTCTATGCAGTCCCTTCTTACCATTCGCCGCTAAGCTTGTCAAGGCATTCCCTCACGCACAAGTAGAGTTTTCCACTTTGAGACTTGGAGGCTGAGATGGCCGATGTCCAGCTTGAACACGGTTTCTCGCGCATCGCGAATGAATTGCTCGAAGCCCTGGCCCGGATGCCGCTGAACGGCGCCCAATTTCGAATCTTGCTGGTGGTGATCCGCGAATGCTATGGCCGCAATGGCGGACGGAAAACAGCGCCGCTCTCTGCCCACGACCTAGCTCGGCTCACGGGGTTAGTCCCGCGAACGCTGCGCCGGGAACTTAAAGCCCTGATCGACGCCCAGATCGTGGAGCGCACCGGGCCGCCCGGAGAATGCCCGCGGTTGGGGTTGCAGAAGGACTATGAGCGCTGGGCTGCGGACCAAAGTGGCCAGCGGACCAAAGTGGCCACAGCGGACCAAAGTGGCCGCGAAAGCGGACCAAAGTGGCCAAAAAGCGCGGACCAAAGTGGCCGCTATAAAGAAGAAAAGTACTTAGAAGAACAAGAAGGCGCTGCTCACAAACCGAGCAGCGCAAGCCCGCTGGTGGTTTGCCGCGACTATGCTTTTTCGAGGTACCAGGACCAGCACGGCGGGCAGAAACCGAATTGGACGCAAGCCGACTTCGTCCAGCTCGCCGCTCTGTTCCGCCGCAAAGGTGATCTGTCCATCGAAACTTTCTGCACGCACTGGGACGGATACGTCACGACGGACGATCCGTTCCACTTGAAGCAAGGCGGTTCCCTGCGGTACTTCTGCGCGAACTTCGACAAGTTTGATCCGGCCATCCTGGAAGTGGTGAGCCCGAAGGCGAAACTCGAAGCCTACGCCAAGCGCCTGGAGCGCTATGCCGAGGAAGACGCCAAGGTGATCCAGTGACGCAGGGTGAATTCCATGACGCGTTCCGCGCCCTGGTGGACGCCTACCCGCTGGCGCACATCGCGGAGACCGTCGAGGGCTCCTGGTTCGAAACCCTGCGCCGCTTTCCGAGTTATCAGGTGAGGGCGGCCTTCAAGGTGCTTGGCACCGGCGGCAGCGAGAAGTTTCCCACCCTCGCCCTGGCGAAGCGCACCTGTATCGAGATGGTGAAGTCCAAGGTCGTCTATGCTGAGGCCAACGACGGGTACTGTTATAAGTCCGTGTTGGGCGAAACGGGCAAGGTGCAGTGTGGATGCGCCCGCGCCCTTGGCGCAAAAGCTCCAGGAGCAGAACAACAAGTTCGAGGCAATCCTGGCCTTTGCCCACAACTTGCTCGACCGGCTCGAACTGTAGCGACAGCGATGATATTTATAATTGCCGGTCTTTTCTTGATGGGAGCCTTGGTTTTCGCGGCCACTTGTGGCGGGCCCGGGTTCATCGTTCGATGTCCGCACTGTCAGGCAAAATACGAGGCGAGCGCCGGGAAGCATCTTTGTGCCAGATGTCAATGCTGGTTTCGCGTGTCGCATTACGGCAGGTGTGTTGATCCGTGTTGATCCGTAGCGATATAAGTCAACCTGGGCTGCTGTAGCTCAGTCGGTTAGAGCGCCTGCCTCGTAAGCAGGGGGTCGGTGGTTCGAGTCCACTCAGCAGCTCCAAACTCTTTCCCGAGGAGGCATCATGCTCAGCGCTTACGATCTGGCCCGGCTCACGAGTCCCGAAGGCGGCCACAGCTTCGGCATGGACAGCAAGGGCACCGCGGCTTTCCTGCGCGACCTGGCGGACGCCATCGAGCAAGGCACGTTCGTGCTCCAGTCCGGCGGCGTGTACACGCAAGCCCAGATTGAGAACTACACGATGACGGTGCTCAACCTCAAGTTCCACGAGCGGCAGCCGGGCGGCAAAGACCCCACGCTCAGGCAGATGCTCAAGGAAGTGGTGGAGTCGGACGGGCCGTTGCCGATCCAGCAGTTGCATGGACCGGAGTCGCCCTCTTGGCCCACGCTCAAGGAGTTGCATGGACCGGATTCGCCCTTCCCGGTCGACGTCGTGCCCGAGCTTCTCTGCACCAACGCCGAGGGCGGTTTCGTCTGCGGGAAGCCCCAGTCCGCGCACACTGCCGAAGCGGCGCGCGGCGACGTGGGCATGGACCACGACTTTCAGCCGTAAGGCAAACTCCTTTCCCCTTCAAAACTTTTAGGGTATAGGCTTGAACGTGCTCTCCTGGTTGCTCGACCATCTCCGCGCCCTTTATGAACCGTTGGCCGACGCGATGATCGGGCGGAGGCTGCGGCAGGCGTGGCGGGACGCGCGAGCCACCCGCGCGGGCAGCCCCGAGGACTTGCTGGCGCGCGAGGACCCCAACGGCAAGTGCCCGGCCTGCGGGCATCGCGAGGGCGAGATCCGCTGGGCGGCGGGCTTGGAACTGCAAGACGGCAGCAAGGGCGCGGTCGTCCATCAGTGCCACATCTGCAAAGCGCCCTGGTTCAAGAAGCCCTTGGTTCCGGCTGCGAAGTGGGCCATCGAAATTCCCGAACTCCCGAAGGACTAACGCGATGGGTCTTTTTGATCGGGGCAAGCGCAACGGCAACGGCAACGGCACGCAAGCCCTGGCGAAGCAGGCTCCCAGCAGCTTCGCGCTTCCGGCGGGCGCGCAAATCCTCAACATCCCCCAGGTCATGCCCACGGGCGGCTCGCACGTCATCACGGACGTAGTGGCGGGCTACTGGTTCTCGGCCTTGCAGCCGATCAAGCCCATGGCTCCGGCGGGGCAGCGCGTGCGGCAGTACGAGATCCAGCCGGGCGCGAACATCGTCTGGACGCCCAAGAGCGAGATCGAAGGGCAGGGGCCCGGGTTCCTGCTGCTGCGGGAATTCTCCGTCGCCTGGGACATGCTCCGCATTGTCATCGAAACCGTGAAGGACCGGCTGTGCGAAGCGGACTGGGAAATCCGCCTGGTCCGCAAGAAGGGCGAAGACCAGAAGGGGTACAAGTCGCGCTCGGGCAGCGATCCCCGCCTGCAAAAGCTCACGCAGTTCTTCAAGTATCCGGACGGCATGACGCCCTGGAAAACCTGGGTGCGCCCGTTCCTGGAGGACATGCTCGTGATCGACGCCGCCTCGATCTACCTGGAGCGCGACGTGAAGCGGCGCATCGCCAACCTGCGCGTCATCGACGGCGGCACCATCGGGCGCATGTTGACCGACCAGGGCTTCACCCCGCCGTTCCCGCAAGTTGCCTATCAGCAGGTGCTCTACGGGATGCCCGCCTTCGACCTGACGGTGAACGATCTGCTCTACGCGATGCGCAACCCGCGGACCAACCGCCGCTACGGGCTCTCGCCGGTCGAGCAGATCATGGTCACCATCGCCATCGGCTTGAACCGCCAGAAGTTTCAGCTCGACTACTACACGTCGGGCAACATGCCGGAAGCCCTCGTGTTCATGCCCCAGGACTTGCCGTTGCAGCGCGTCAAGGAAACCCAGGAATGGTTCGACTCGATCTTGGCGGGCGACTTGGCGAAGCGGCGCCGGCTCACCTTCCTGCCCGGCTACGGCACGAACAAGGAAGGCGCGCGGCCCAACATCGTCTTCCCGAAAGAAGTCTTGCTCAAGGACGCCATGGACGAATGGCTGTTCCAGGCCGTGGCCTACGCGCTGGGCACGACGCCCCAGGCCATGCTCCGCATGATGAACCGCGCCACGGCGCAGCAGTCGGCCGAGTCGAGCGAAGAGGAAGGCTTGCTGCCCAAGCTGGGCTGGATTCAGGACCAGATGAACCTGGTCATCCAGCGCCACATGCAGTTCGCGGACATCGAGTTCGCCTGGGCCCAGCAGACCGAAGTGGACATCGACAAGCAGGCGACCGTGGACAAGACCTACGTGTCCATCGGCGTCAAGACGATCAACGAGATCCGCGAGCGCCTGGGCGACGATCCCTTCCCTTATCCCGAAGCGCAGGAGCCCGGCGTCATGACGCAGAACGGCTTCGTGCCGCTCACGGGCGGCATGGTGACGCAGGAAGCGGGCGCGCTCGGTTCCGGACAAGGCCCGGCGGCCAAGGAAATGCACGCCAACATCGAGCAGCACCAAGCCGAGACGGACGCGAAGCAGCAAGCCCAAAGCGAGCAGAACCATCAGCGCCAGGTCGAGCTGGCGGAAAAGAAGCCTCCCGCTCTGCTTCCCGCCGCTCCCGGAGCCCCGGCTGCCGCTGGCCCGGCCACGCCTCCGGGCAAGCCCGCGAAGAAGCCCGCAGCCAAAAAAGTCCTCACGGAGCAGCCGCACCATTGTGGCGACCACGCGGAATACATCGACGGCTGTTTCCGCTGCGCCCTGCTGGAGCTGCACCGGGTCGAGGCGGAGTACGCCGAAGAACTCGTCGAGACGTGACCCCGGAGATCCTCCAACTCAAAGCCCGCGCCGTCCGAGAAGCGTTTTGCCTCACGCTGCGCAAGGAACTGCTGGGCTATGGCGGCGTGCAAAGCTGGCGCGCCCAGGACCGCAGGCCCACGGTGCTCAACGGGCTCGTCCTCTCGGCCGACACCCCGATCTACTCCCTGCTCATCAACGACACGCTGACGGAGCCCGACACGCCGGTGCGCGCGGCGGGGATTCTCGTGCTCGAGCCGGCGAACCAGGTGTGGGTGACTTCCCCCACGCATCAGTTCGGCGGGTACCGGAACACGTTTCCGAAAGGCACCTTGCAGGCGGGCGAGACGGCGCAGCACGCGGCTATCCGGGAGACCTGGGAAGAGACGGGCCTCGTGGCGGCGATTGACGCGCTGCTCGGCGACTTCCACCGGCATCGCGGGGAAGCGGAAGCGGACGTGCGCTACTATCTCGGGCATCGCGTGGCCGGCGCGCCCTGGGCCATGCAGACGGCGGAGACGGAGCGCGTCAGTCTGGTGCCCCTCGACGGGCCGACCCTCGACCAGATGTTGCTCGATCTCGACGGCCAGGCCACGCCCGACCACGCCGTGCTCGCGGCGCTGCGGGCCTATAAACCCTACTCCATCCACGATCTGCGCCTCGACGCCACGCCCGAGGAGCGCTGGCAGAAAAGCGTCCAACTCATTGCGCAGAGCTACGCGCCGGACGTGCAGGCGGACTTCGAAGCCGCCAGCGCCTACTCGAAGTTCATCCAGTGGGGCAAGGCGGTGAGCGACGCTTCCCACAGCTACATCATCGGCGGGCAGGAGCAGCTCGCGGAATGGCAGCAGGGCGCCCGCTGGCTCAACCGGGAGTATCACTTCGATTACGAGCCCAAGGAAACCCGGCTCGACGCGGAGCCCTTTGCCAACAACCCGGAAGTGAGCGCGCGCGCGGCCGTGCGCCTCGTCGAGCACATCCGCCTGGCTCCCGAGCGCGACGTCGACGTGTGGCGCGGCTTGCACGCGCAAGATCCCATCCCGGCGCTGGAGAAGCTCGCACCGGGCGAAACGCTGGAAGTCGATCGCCTCGCGTCTTTTTCCGGCGACCGCACCCTGGCGTTGCAGTTCGCGGAGCGCGCGCCGTCCCTCAATCACGAGTATCTGTTCCGGCTGGTGGGCAAGGCGAAGGGCGTGGCGCTCGATGCGCTGGCCGACCGCGACCAGAAAGAGTTTGTCACGGACGGCGTGTTCCAGGTGGAGAAGGTCGAGCGCGAGGCGGCGACGTGGCGCCGGCGCTCCGGGCTGACGATCCCGGTGGAGCGGGTGACGATCACCCTGCGGCAGCAGAAGGTGTACTGAGATGGCGGTGTGTTCCGAGTGCGGGATCGACCACGGCGTCTGCCAGGCGCGCGAGCATCCCTGGGACGAGGAATGCGGCCAGGCGTCGAAGTACATCTATGCGAACGAGCTGAACCTCTGCGACCCGCACGCCGTCGCCGTCCGCAAGGCGGGCGGCGGAAAGTATCTCACGCTGTTGCACCCCGTCCAACCGCTGCACTTGGCGCACGGATAAGATGGCCATTGTTAGGCCATAAGAATGGCTTAGTTACGACAGGGACTTCGGATGAACCTCGGCAGCCTCTTCTGCGGCACGCTCGGAAAACTCGAGCCGCTCGAACCCGGCCCGCATGGCGTGACCCTGCTGGACGCCTGGACGAAGGTGGGCGAGGCGCGCGGCTCCAACCCGGGCGGCGTGTTCGAAGACCCGGACGGCGGGCGCTGGTACGTCAAGTTTTCGCAGAGCGACGAACAGCAGCCGCGCTGCGAGTTGCTGGCCAACAGCCTCTATCGCGCCCTGGGCATTCCCGCGCCCGAGAGCCAGCTCGTGTGGGGCAACGTGGGCTATGGCGAATGTGGACACCTGGGCATTGCGAATCGCTACATCGAGGGCCGACCGCTCACGCCGGAAGAATGGGCGGCGAGCGCGGACGTGCGCAACGGTTTCGTCGCGGACGCTTTCCTCGCGAACCATGACGTGATCGGCACGACCGGGCGCAACATCCTGCGCGCCCAGGATGGCCACGACTACCGCATCGACAACGGCAGCACCATGGTGTTCCGGGCGCAAGGCCAGCTGAAAGACTTCGCGGCCGACGCGGTGCCGCAGATCGACAGCCTGCGCGCCGCGAACCCGGTGTTTCAGTCGCTCACGGAGGAGGAGCTGAAGGCGCAGGCCGCGCACCTGGTCGAGACCCTGCCCGATGACCGGCTGCGCGACCTCGTGCAAGCCTCCGGGCTGGCGGGCTGGATGGATGAGCTGCACGGCTACGGGGATCCACTGGCGGCCCTTTCCACGCTCATCGGGCGGCGCAACGTGATCGGCCAGCGCTTCGGCATCGCCGTAAGCAAGGGCTGGGTGACGATCTCCGGCGCGCATGTGTTCATCAACGACCAGGGCGTCATCGAGCGCGGGCCCGCGCGCATGGTGGGACAGCGCGCCTACGACCGCGTGGCGGCGGCGAAGAAAAACTTCAAGCCCGCCGACCGGAACAGTCAGCGCATCGCGCACGCGAACGAAGCGCGCGTCGCCAAGGCCGTGGGCGGCCAACTCACGGGCGACCTGAAGCCGCTCGACGTGCTGGTGACGAAGCCGCGCCTCGCGCTGGAAGTCAAAACGCTCGTGGGCGCCGGCGAGACCAACCTGCGCATCAACATGCGGCCCGAATGCCTGGCGCGCAAAGTGGCGGAGTTGCAGCGGCTCAAGGCGAAGGGCTTTTGCGTGTTGATCGACCAGCGCGGCAGCGGCCCGGAGCGCGTCTACGTGCGCGCGGGCATGGGCGCGTTCCGCATGGGCACGATGACCCGGCTCAAGAGCCTCAGCCAGTTGCGCGCCTACATCCGCAAGGTGAGCGCCGCCGACCTGCGGCGCAAGGCCCAGGAGGACGGCTATGGCACTCTCGCTCTACGGTGACGACTATGTGGGCGCGGTGGCGTCCGGGCCCGGCTGGTGGGAGTTTCTCGCCGCCGTGGGCGACGCGGACCCCACGGAGTTGGGCACGTTCTGCAAAGAAGGCTGCACCGAGAAACCCGAGGACTTGCGCCAGGCCGTGCTCGCCTTCGCGCAGCGCCCCGGCTTGAGCGCGGACGTGCTGCACGTCGCGACGAACCTCGCCGACCTGCTCGGCAAAGTGGACGGCTTCGCCATTCTTTCCGATGACCTGCTGATCGAAGGCGACGAGGACGAAGAGGACGACGCCGAGAAGGGCTTCTTTCTGCCCACCGCCAAGGGCATCGAAGGCGAAGTCTTGAAAGCGCTGGACGAGCTCCTGCGCAAGCCGGTCCTCTGCATCGACTTCGACGCCACGCTGCAAGTGGGCGATCCCACGGGCCAAGACCCCCTGGCCATCGGCGAGCCGACCAAGGGCGCGATTGAAGCCCTGCGTGACCTGGCTTCGGACTTCGACCTCGTGATCCTCACGGCGCGCGACGACTTCGAGCCCATCTGGAAATTCTTGCAGGAGCACGGCGCGACGGCGTACATCACGGATGTGACGAACCAGAAGCCCCAGGAGGCGGTGGAGTTCGTCGATGACCGCAACACCCGCTTCATGGGCGAGTGGTCGCCGAGCTTCGTGCAGGCGGTGCGCACCTTCCAGCCTTACTGGAAAGCCACACGCGGCACGCGCGTGCTCGCCATTTTGAAGACGGACGACCCGCGCAACCCCGCGCCCACGGGCACGAAGCGCACGAAATATTCGGCGTCCAAGGAAGGCCCCTTCCGCTGCGACCACTGCATCTGGTTTGAGGACCGCAAGCCCGACCAGGGCGAAGCGGAGCCGCACTTGACGCTCGTGCATCACGGGCGCTGCGAGCATCCGGAGATTCTGGAAGACCCCGAGATGCCGTGGGCCGACGCGCTGCACAAGACCAAGGTGGTCGAGGCGGGCGCTTGCTGCGAAGAGTTCCGCGGCTTCCCCTACCTGGGCACGGAGCGGGCGGTGGGCAAGGCGGTCATCGAGCCGATCAACCCGCACGCGCATCTCGCCCCGAGGATCGTCCCAGGGTACCGCACCCGCGACAGCCAGCGTGCCGAGCGGGACTTGATGCTGACGCTGCAACGCGTCTTTCGCCGGCAGCGCGACCGGGCCAAGGAGGAAGCCGGGCGGCTGCTCAAGCTGCACGGGAAAGTCGAGAAGGTTTACGTCGACTATCACTTCGCGAAGTGGGGGATCGACAAGGCCGCGCGGCGCATCCAGGCCACGGTGGGCGTGCGCTCGAAAGATGAGAAAGGCCCGCAGGGCGGGCGCACCGAAGTGCAGAGCTTGATCTTCACCCCGAAGGACGCCTGGACGGAAGCGGCGGTGAAAGAGTGGCTCAAGGCGCACGACTACAAGACGGAGCTGGACGAAACCGAAACCAGCTACCGGGCGCGGCAGGCGGACCCGGAGGACTTCGACCGCATCCGCACCATTCCCTTCACGGGCGACAAGGCGCAGATGGCGCAGCTCTTGAAGGACGGGCCCACGCCCTCGGACTCGAACGAGCTGGCCGACGAAATCTACCTCACCCTGCGCGAGCTGTTCGAGCCCGTGGTGGAAGACGCGATGGAGCCGCTCTATACCGCGAGCCTGGCCGGGACCGCGAAAGGGATCAAGGAACTGGAGATCGGCAGCCGCGACCTGATTTCCAGCCTCAATGCCCGCGCGCGCGATTGGGCGCAGAACCGGGCGGCCGAGATGGTGGGGATGCGGCGGCAGCCGGATGGCTCCCTGGTCGAGAACCCCAACCCGAAGTGGGCCATCAGCGACACCACGCGGGACGATCTGCGGCGCATCGTGTCGAACGGCTTCGCGCAGGAGACGCCCTTGCCTCAGCTCGTCGCGAACATTCAGGACGCGGGCGCGTTCTCCGACTCGCGCGCCGAGATGATTGCGCGCACGGAAGTGTCCTTCGCGCAGAGCACGTCGAATTACAACGTGTGGCAGGACACCGGGATCGTGAAGAGCGTGACCTGGCAGGTGGGCGCGGATCACGTCGAAGGCTGCGACTGCGACTTGAACGACGGCGAGATCGTGCCCCTGGGCGAGCCCTTTCCCTCCGGCGACCGCGTGCCTCCCGCGCACCCCAACTGCAACTGCGCGGTGCTCGCGGTGTTCGGGAAAGTGGCCAAGGGCGGCCCGTGGGACGAAGCGAAGCATCCCCGGGTGCCAGCGGGAACGCCGGGCGGCGGGCGCTTCGGCACGAGCGCGGGCGTGGCCGAACCTGCCCAGGCTCCGAGCCCGCCGAAGTTTGTGGGACATCGCTACGGCGCCCTGGGCGAAAAGTACCAGGACGAAAAGGGCAACACGCTGGTCCTGTCCGACAGTCCGTACAAAGGCTGGTGCGAGCACTGCGGCGGGACGATCCAGCCCGAGGAAGAATTCTACGCGCGGCACGAGCCCGGCCACGGCGAGGAAGAGGACGCCGTGGGCTGGCAGCATCGCGCCTGCGCCCGCGAGTACCACTTGGAAAAGCAGGTGGAAGCGGGCGTCGTGAGTTACGCGCCGTTGGGCAACCACCACGTCGCGGTGACGCAGCTCGTCACGCTGCCGGACGGCACGCGGGGCGTCATGAAGCCGCAGGACGGCGAAGGCGACATGTCGCGCTTCCGCGACCACGTGCTGAGCAACGGCTACCAGACGGAGCGCGAACGCGGAGCCTGGCTCGTGGCGAAGGCGGTGGGCATGGACGATCTCGTGGCTCCGGTCGCCGAAGTCACCGTGAACGATTTCCCCAAGACGACGCTCGACCGGCGTCACGCCGCTCTGGGCGCGGGCGAGATCGGCGGCCCCGGCGTGCCGACGCGCTGCGCGATTTTGGAGTTCGAGGACGGCAAGGCGGCGGACGCCGTGCGCGATCCTTACGACGGGCTCAAGGACCTGGGCCGCTGTGCGGCCTTCGATTACGTGATCGGCAACACGGACCGCAACGGCGGCAACTGGCTCGTGCATACGGACGCGCACGACAAGATCCGGCTCATCGACCACGGCGGCGCGTTTCCCGACCAGGGCGACTACTACAATTCGGAGCGCCAGGCCATGCTCTCCCGCGCCATGAAGGAACAGGGCCGGGGTCGCGGCGTGGGCGCGCCCAAGTACTTCGCCACGGTGTACGAGAAGAACCTGACGAAAGTGGTGCGCGCGATGCGCGAGGCGGGCTTGCCGGCGGGCTCCATCAAGGGCGTGAAGGAACGCATTGCGAATTTGGGGAAGGCGGACCGCTGGGCCGACTTGCCGGGCGTGAGTGATTACCAAGGGCACCTGTGGGGGAAGAAGCGATGAAAACTTACGACGTGATGATCTACGACCGCGACCAGGACGGCTATGTGCAGGGCGGAACGATCACGCTGGACGAGGCGGGAAAGATCGCGTTCACCGCGACTCCCGGCAACGAAGAGTGGATGCAACGGCTGGTGGGAGAGTCCGTGCTGGTCGAGGGCCGACGGCTCACCGCTGACAGCGACGGCCCCACCTGGTTCGAGTGGCTGCCCCGGCAACGGCAGAGCAGCACGCTCTATTTCGACATTCCGATCGAGCCTCCCGCGCCCGTCAGCCCGGCGCATCAGTAGCCTTACTGGATGCGGGCGACGGTCGGCAGGCTCGCCAAGGTCTCGTAAGCGACCCAATCGACAGGGCTTTCCTCCGGGCGCAGGAGTCCGCGCTCCGACCGGCAAGGGGCGCAAAGCGTGCCGTCGAACTGGTCCGTGACGGTCTTGTGGACCGCACAGCCTCGGCACGGCGCGATAATCACCGGGTAGGTGTCCATACCTCAAATTTATACCACGAAATTTTTCTCTTGCACGCTCAAATGTGGCCCACTAGGGTTTCATTCGTACCAGAGGAGCGCTGGGGTTCTGATGACGGAGGGCGGCCGATACCGTCGCGAGACAGAATCGGCCGACACGAACCACGAACAACTTCCGCAAATTCTTCCAACTCACCAAGGTCGATGAAGCCACGCACACCGTCTATGGCATGGTGACCGCCGAGCGGCCTGACCGCGACGACGAGATCTGCCACTTCGCCTCGACGCGGCCCTACTACGAAGACCTGCGCGAAGAGTTCTCGAAGGCGACGGATGGCAAGTCCATCGCGCCGCTGCGCGAGATGCATCAGCTCTCCGCCGTGGGCGTGGGCAAGAACATCGACTTCGACACCGACGCCAAGATCATCAGCATGGGCTTCAAGGTCGTCGATGACAACGCCTGGAAGAAAGTGCTGGAAGGCGTCTACACCGGCTTCTCGCAGGGCGGAAGCTACGTCAAGACTTGGCGCGGCCTGTGGACGGACCCCACCACGCAGAAGACCCAGGAGTACACCTACTACACGGCGAAGCCCGGCGAGATTTCGCTCGTCGATTCGCCCTGCCTCAAGGACGCGCGCTTCCAGATCGTGAAGGCGGACGGCACGACGGAGATGCGCAAGTTCGTGAAGGCCACGCCGCCGGACCCCAAGCCCGGCGCGGTGGTGCCCGGCCCGTACGGCGACACGACGCTGGGCGGCGAAAAAATTCCCGTCGATCCCACCGCCACGACGGAGATGAAGTGCGCGAAGTGCGGCAAGGCGTTCAAGGGCGCCAGCGGCGACACGCTGTGCGCGGCCTGCAAGGCGGAGATCGTGGGCGGGTCGATGGCGGAGAAAGCGGCCGCCGCCGCCGTGAAGGCGCTGCTGGTGAGCAAGGCGAAGCAGCCCGCGGACCTCACCAACGAGGAAAGAGGGCGCGTGCTGCGCAACGCGGTGACCGACAAGTACTCGACGGCCCCGCGCGACCTGGGCGCGCCGAGCAGCGGCACCTACGCCTGGGTGCGCGACTTCACCGACGATTACGTGATCGTGGACTACGGGGACAAAACCTGGAAAGTTCCCTACACGCTCGCGGACAACGGCGAAGTCACTTTCGCGGAGCCCGTGGAAGTGCGCCAGCAATACGTCGAGGTCGGCAAGGTCGAGAAGCGCAAGCGGCGCTGTCCGGAATGCGGGGCTGAGCTGGATGACGACGATGAGCGCTGCCCCGAATGCGACGCGGATGTCGACGACCTGGAAGATGCGGCGCACGGCGGCGGGCTCAAGAAGGACGCGAAGACGAAGCGCGTGGGCGACAAGGATCTGCCGGCGTCCGCCTTCGCTTACGTGGGCGACCGCACCGACCCGAGCACGTGGAAGTATCCGGTGCACGATGCGAACCACGCCCGCAACGCGCTGGCGCGGTGGGGACAGCACAAGGGCATTCCCGCGGCGCAGGAAGCCGCCGTGCTGGCCCGCATCAAGCGCGCCGCGAAGAAGTTTGGCATCGAGGTGTCGGACGAGGCCGGCAAGCTCTTGCGCGCCGTGCAATTCCTCACCGATCCCCTCGGTGTGCAAAAGGCGGGGCTGTGGAAAGCCGAGCAGCTCCAGGAAGTCGTCCAGACCGTGACCACTTTGCAGGCGGCCGCCCAGGAAGACGGCGGCCCGGAGGACCTGCCCACCTTGCTCGACCACGCCCTCAAGGCCGTGACCTCCCTGGTCACCGAAGAGAACCGCGAACTTCAAGATCAAGCGGCGAGTTTGGCCGCAAAAGGAGACAAGACCATGACCCCCGAAGAACTTCAGAAAGCAGCGGACGACCTGCTGGCCAAAGCCCGGTCCGTCGGTGACCACCTGAACGGTTTGAAGGCGCTGCACACCGCCTTTCACGCCAAGGCCACGATGCTCCACAAAGGGCATCTCGACGGCGCGTGCGCGGCCATCGACAAGGCCCTCAAGGCGGCGGGCGCGACGAGCGTCACCAGCGGCGACATCGGCACGGGCCGCTCCGACGCTCCGGCGAGCGCCTCGGTTTCCGTCGACGCCACGCAAGGCAACTACCCGGGCTCTCCGCACCCGAACGAAAAGAGCCTCACGCTCGAAGACGTGGCCAAGCTCGTCAACGAAGGCGTCGAGAAGGCCGTCCAGAAAGCCAACGAAGCCAACCTCGACACCATGATGAAGATCGCCGTGGCGCTCGCGGGCGGCGACCCCATGGCTTCGGTCCAGGGCGAGCCTGCGGGCGGGATCGGCGACCGCAACCAGGTGGTCAAGACGGGCATTCAGCAGACCTTGCCCGCCGGCCCGAAGGAAGGCGACGTGAACAAGGACAACACCGCGGTGGTGCCTGCGGCCGACGTGAAGAAAGCCCTCGGCCAGGGCGATCCCACCGAGCTGTTGAAGATGGCACGCAGCATCAAGTCTTCGCCCGTCCCCTCGCACTTGATGGGCGGCGACGGCGTGCTCGCAAAGATGGGAGGGGGCCGCTAGGGCTCCCTCAAGCCAGCGTGCGTTAGGTTTTTGGTTCTGAATTTTGGGGCGCGAGGAGCGCGCGCCTGAGACAAAGGGAGAGACTGCGATGCAACTCGGAGACATCCTCAACACCATTCAGGCGCTGCGCAAAGACGCGACGACTACCGGTATTACCTCGGGGACTCAACTCAATTTCTATTATCTGGAGCCCACCGCAAAAACGATCTACCCTGTTTTCTACCCGTTGCTCGCGTCGATCCCGCGCTTCCAGCCTACGTTTAACGGCGTCGTCGTCGGAGGTCCGGCGGTCAACTGGAAGGCCGTGATCGCCATCGACAACGGCGGGTACCCCTTCACGTCGGAAGGGAACCGCAACTCCGTGATGAAAATCCAGGAGAAGGACTATGCCGCGAACTACAAGTTCCTCGGCAAAGAAACCCAGGTGTCCTTCCCCGCGCAGCAGATGGGTTTGGGCTTCGAAGATAATATTGGTTTGGCCCAAATCTCCATGCTGAACGCGCTGCTCAACGACGAAGAGCGCGCCATCCTCTTCGGCAACTCGGGCTCCAGCGGCAACGGCTTCCAGTTCGGAGCCGGGCCCACGCCCACCGTGGTGAACAGCGCCACGGGCGGAGTGGCGGGCCTGCAAAGTTTGACCGCCACGGTTTGGTGTATCGCCCTCACCGGCTGGGGCGTGCTCATGTGCGGGACCACGGGCGTGCAACTGCCCTACACCCGCCAGAACGCGGACGGCTCGACGGACACCATCAACGGCGGGACGTCGGCCATCGGCTCTTCCGGCAACGGCGGGGCGATGGCGGGCAGCGGCAGCCCTTCGGCGGTCGCCACGGTCACGCCCGTCGCGGGCGCACTCGGCTATGCGTGGTATTGTTCCGTCAACGCCACACCCACCACGGCCAACGCCTACTTCATGGCGAGCACTTCGGCGCCCACCTATACCATCGCGACGGTGCCGGTCAGCTCCAACCAGGCGCTGGATTCGCCGAACCACACGAGCGCTCTGACGAATGACTGCTCCGCCAACACGCTCGACTTCGACGGACTCTTCACTTGGGCGGCCAACTACTCGGCCGCGAGCCCGAGCAAGTCCTACTGGGCGGACCTGGGCGGACTTGGCTTCACGACGAACGGCGATGGGACGATCAAGGAAATCGAAGCCATGATGGACTTCTTCTGGCTCAGCTACAAGATCACGCCCGACAAACTCTGGCTGGGCGGCAACCTCATCGACTCGTTCTCGAAAGCCGTGCTGGGCTCGGGCGCGTCCAACAACGTCATGCGGGTCTTCTTGGAGCAGGATACCGCAGGGCGCGTCGTGGGCGGCTCCTTCGCCGTCGCCTACCGCTCGAAATTCGGTCCCGGCCAGATGAAGCAGCTCGACGTGCAGACTCACCCCTGGATTCCCCAGGGCGTCCTGCTGGCCGATCTGGTCAACAACCCCTTCCCGGCTGCCGGAAACGCCATTCCGGCGGTGCGGCGCATCGCGACCCTGGAAGACCACTTCTCGATCAAGTGGCCCTATCGTCGCTTGCAGCACGAAGTCGGCGTCTATGCTTTCGAGACCATGCAGCACTACATCCCCTTCGGGCTGGGTGTGCTGACGGGGATCGGCAGCACCGTCCGCACGAGCTAGGCGGACGCTCGCAACCTTGATCGGGGCCTCGCTCTTCGGGCGGGGCCCAGAGCTAGGAGACTCCCGTGTCTGGACCTGCCGTCAACCCGAATAACGAGACGGACTTTTTCGCGCGGCTCAGCTACCTCGAAGCGGCGTGCTTCCCGCAAGCCAACAACACGCTGCCCCCGGCCTTTCAAGGCAGCGTCCAGAACGCCATCACGCTCTATACCGGCGCGACCGACGCCCTGGCTTATCCGGGCACGGCGATGCTGGCGCACTCGGGCGCGGTGGACCAGGCTACCCTGGCCACGCCCGTGGCCGGGACCGATGACGGCAAGGTGATCCGCATCTTCAACGGCAACGGCTATGCCAACACCGTGACGACCGCGAGCACCTGCATCGTCGATGGCACGGGCGCGAACAAGCACATCATCACGTTTGCCGCCGACCAGGGCGGCTGCATCACCCTGGAGGCTTACAACGGCACCTGGCTCGTGCGGGGCACACCGTTGAACGCTGGACTGACTTAACCCGGAGGACCGCAATGTCCGTCAATGCCAATGTTGAAACCGATCTCTTCACGCGGCTCGCGAACCTCGAAGCGGCCTGCTTCGCGGCGGGCCTGAACAACGGCACCGCGAGCCCGGTCTTCCAAGGCACCGTGCAAACTCCGCCCGTCGTGTACTCGGCGGCAGCCGACCAGATCGCCTATCCCGGAACGGCCATCCTGGCCCGCTCCGGCAACGTGGATGCCGCGCTGCTCGCGACGCCCACGCCCGGCACGGATGACGGCAAACTGCTTCGCGTCTTCAACGGCGCCGCCCAGCTCAACACCGTCACCACGGCGTCGGGGAAGATCCTCGACGGGACCGGCACGCCCAAGGACCAGCTCCAGTTTGCCGCGCAGCTTGGCGGCTGCTGCACGCTCCAGGCTTACGGCGGCTACTGGTACGTCGTGGACACTCCGCTGCACTGCACGCTGGCGGCGGCCTAAGCTCTGAGCGCGTAAGAACCCTGCGGAGCGGCGGGGCCTAACTTCGAAAAAAGGAAGGCTCATCATGCCACCGACCATCAACCCGAACACGGAAACTGATTTCTTCCAGCGCGTCTCGAACCTGGAGTCGACCACGGCCATCCTCAACCAGATCGTGGCCGGCGGGCTCGGGATCACCACGGGGAACGTGTACTACCTCGACCCCGTGAATGGCGCGGACACCAACAGCGGCACTTCGCCCGGGGCCGCCGTGCAAACGCTGGCCGCAGGCTATGCCCTGCTGCTCGAAGGGCACAACGATGTGCTCGTCCTGATCGGCAATGGCCTAGCGGCTGGCTCGGCACGTCTCACGGCGGGCTTCACTTGGGCCAAGGACGCCGCGCACATGGTTGGCGCTTGCGCTCCGGGCTTAATCTCGCAGCGGGCGCGGATCGCACCCAGCGCCACCGCCACCGCGTTCGCCAACTTCTTCACGGTCTCGGGCAACGGTTGCCTTTTCAGCAACCTCGAATTCGTCACGGACTTCTCCGCCGGAACCGCCGCCGAAATTTGCATGACGGTGACGGGCGGCCGCAACGTCTTCGACCGGTGCCACATCGCCGGGATGATCGGCGGGACGGCCGCGGGCGACACCGGCAGCCGGAACCTCCTGGTTTCGGGAAGCACGGGCGAGAACCTTTTCCGGAAATCCACGATCGGAGTGGACACCACGGCCCGCACGGCGCTGAATGCTTCCCTGGAGTTTGCGAGCTACGCGGTGCGCAACATCTTCGAGGACTGCATTTTCCCGATCTATGTGACCGGCGGGGGGACGGCAGCCCTGATGATCTACGCCGGAGCCACGCACACGATGGACCGCTGGAACTTGTTTACGCGGTGCCGGTTCCTTAATTCCGCGACCGAGGCGGGCGGCGCGTTGCTGGCAGCTTTGGCGACGCTGGGCGCGGCGACGGGCGGAGAAATTCTGCTCGACAACTGCCAAGCGACCGGAATCTCGGCCATCTACTCGGACCTGACCACGCAGGGCCAGATTTACCTGGCCGGGCCGGTGCAGTCTCAGGTCCTGGCGATGCAGCCCCCGAGCTAGGAGCTTCGCCGATCAATGGGCAAAGCTGTAGGCCAAAAACTCGACCCAAGAGGCCGCCTCGTGCGGCCTTTTTGGTTTATCAAGGGCTGGATCTTCTGCGCCGTGGTGTGGGCGTGCTTTGGCCGCGTCGGGCTGGACTCCATCGCGCGCGGGCTGTTGGCCACTTTGAAGTTTTACGGCTACGATCACGACGCGGCCGCCAAAGACATCCTGCGCACCGCCTACCCGGACCTCCTGGTGAAGCGCGGCAACCCTCCCACCTACGGGCGCAACCTTTGACTTGCAAGTTCAAATCCTGCCGCGCAAAGTAGTCTCGCCATGAGCGAGTTCACCAAGCAGGCTTCCGACCAGATCACCGTCCTCATCGACTTCACCGCGCAGCTCGGCCCGGACACCATCGCCAGCATCACCAGCGTCGCCGCCACGGACGCCACGACCCAGGCGAACGTCACCGCCGCCGTCGTGGTCAGTTCGGCCATCGCCACCCAGCCCACGCAGGTGAGCCTCACGCTGCACGGGGGCACGGCGGGCGAGTACATCGTCCTCGAGACCGTCATCCTTTCCGTCGGCGGGCACACCTTTACCGACTATTCCCTGCTCACCATCCTGGACCCGCTCAACCTCACCACGCTCGCGGCGGTGCGCAGTTGGATCGGCATCACCAGCACGGATGACGACCAGAACATCGTGGCCTGCATCTCGGCGGCTTCGCTCTACTGGCTGTGGCGCACGGGCCGGCTGCCCGCGAACGGCGACATCCCCACGCAGTCCCCGCTCGTCGTGCCCATCGCCTTCAACGAATGGTACTCGGGCAACGGCTCGTTTCAGATGTTCCTGCGGCAGACGCCCATCCAGTCGGTCCAGGCGCTCACCATCGGCAACGTGGCCATGAACCAGTCCACGGCCTTCGGCGTCATGGGCTGGGCGATCTCCGGCGACGGCAAGAGCCTGCAACTGCGGCCCGGCTCGGGCGGGTTCGCCGACCTGAACGCCTTCGGCATGTGGTCGACGTTCGGCGGCCCGCGCTTCGTCAAGGGCATCCTGAACATCAACGTGCAGTACACGGCGGGCTTTCACGGCACGCCCGCGGACATCCAGCTCGCCTGCACGCAGATGGTCGCCTTGAATTACAAGCGCCGCAACTGGATCGACCAGCGGTCGCAGGCGATGGCAGCGGGCGCCGGCACCATCAGCTTCCGCGATTGGGAGCTGCCGCCCGAAGTCGAGCGCGTCATGGTCGCGTACACGCTTACGGCGCTGGCCTAGGGAGGATGAACATGGACCCGGAAAAGCGTGCGCTGAGCACGACCACCGACGGCAAGCCGCCCGCACCCGATCACGAGCACGCCGCCGCGCCCCAGCCCGTCAATCCCGCCACGGGGCAGCACCGAGCTTATTGGGTGCTCACCGAAGCGGAGCGCAGGAAGGGCTTCATCCGCCCGGTGCGGCGGACCTATGAGCACCTGAAGTGCGGCACGGAAACGACGATGAGCGAGGCCATCGCCGAGACCTATGCGCGCGATCCCCACTACTACGGCGGGACGTTCTGCGTGCATTGCCGGGGGCACTTTCCGGTGGGCGAGCACGGCGAATTCGTGTGGCTCGACGACCGCAGCAAGGTGGGAACGTGATTCGCATCACGGTGAACGAAGCGGAAGTCGCGGCCCGGCTCGATGCGCTGCCCGGCGAGATCAACGACGCCCTGCGCGCCAAGATGGACGAGCTGCTCGCGCGCCTGCAAAACTACATCCAGACCGAGCACCTTTCCGCGCCCGCCGGTTTCAGCGCCAAACTCCTCCACCAGCGCAGCGGCAAGCTGATCGGCTCCATCCGGATGATCCCCACCGCCGTGAGCGGCGACGGACTGGTCGGCTACGTGGAGGGCGCCGGCGGCCCGGCCTGGTACGGGCGCGTGCATGAGTTCGGGGGATCCTGGGCCGTGCCCGCGCGCGAGGGCGTGCGGCGGGCTCTCGACAAGCGCGGCAAAGTCCTGGGGGCCAAGACCTTCGCGGTGAAGGCGTTCACCGTGGTCATGCCGGAACGCAGCTTCATGCGCGCCAGCCTGGAAGAGATGCGGGACTTCATCGTGAGCGAGATGCAGGACGCCGTGGCGAACCTGGGGGCCTAATGGGAGCGGCCCGTACGTCTGAAATGAGCGGTCCCTCCCGTCCCTCCCGTATCACAATTTTGTGATACGTTCCACGTGGAACCCTTCAAGGGAGACTTGAATGTTTAACCCCGAAGCCATAGAAGCCGCGCTCTTTACCCTCGTCTGCAACGCGGTCAGCGCGTTTCCCTTCGTGACCAAGAGCCGCCATCCCAAGGTGTGGCCCAACATCGACCCCAAGGACCAGCCCGCCCTGTTCCTGGTGCCGACGCGGTGGGTGCCCACGCAGCCCCAAGCCTACGGCATCACCCGCTTCGAGCTGGAATACGTCGTGCTCGTCTACACGCGCGCGGATGCCGCGGGCTACCCGCCCAACCCTGCGGGCACGCCGATCATCCCGCAGCAGTTGCTCAACCAGGCCGGGCTCGCGATCTTCAACGCGGTGCGCGGCAAGCCCACCAACCCCACCCAGGCCGCCACCTGGCAGCCGCACGGTGAAAAACAGACCCTCGGCGGGCTCGTGGAAAACGCCTGGATGGACGGTGCCGTGACCATCCAAGCGGGCGTTTTGGACGTTCAGTGCGCGATGGAACTGCCCATCCATGTCGTCACGGGCGACTAGCCCCGTAACTTTCGGCTTGCAGACTCAAATCTAGGCCGCTACGGTTCTTTCGGAACGCGAGCCACCGTCGAGAGGACAGAGGCTCGCGTGTCTCTCACCAGGAGGTCACGCTCATGCTCCAATTCGGTATCGGGGGAATGTACGGCAACCCCACGGGGGGCAACGCGGCGACGCCCTCGTGGCCGCAGCGTTTCGGCACGGTCCAGAATGTGGACCTCGAAATCAGCCAGAAGCTCGTGCCCCTCTATGGGCAAAACAAGTTTCCGGATGATGTCGCGCCCAGCGACATGAAGGTGACCGGGAAGGGAGGCTTTGCGAATATCGAGATCGACATTTACAACGCCCTCTTCTACGGCGACACCGTGGCGACGGGCATCACCGCCGTGAGCCCGGAGGAAAGCCATGCCATCGCCGGCACCGTCACCGTCGTCCCGCCCAGCAGCGGCACCTTCGGCGAAGACCTGGGCGTGGTCAACGGCACGACGGGCAAGCCCCTCATCAAGAACGCGGGCGTGGGGGTCGGACAGTACAACAACACGGGAGCAGCTTACTCCTTCAACGCCACGGACGTGGCCAGCGCCTTCCCGGTGCTCATCTCCTACACCTACACGCTCACGACCGGGCGCACGCTCACCGTCACGAACCATATCCAGGGCTACGGCCCGACCTTCGAGCTGTTCCTCCTGGAGCCCTACCAGGGCACGAACGGCGTGCATCTCTATTCGGTGCGCGCCTCCAAGATGAGCAACCCGCTCAAGCGGGACAACTATGTCATCAGCGACTTCGAGTTCGAGGGCTTCGCGAACGCGGCCGGGAACGTGATCGACTTCTTCCAGATCAGCGCCTAATAACCGCTGTGGAGGTATTATCCAATGTTGCAATTCGGAATCGGGGGAATGTACGGCAACCCCACGGGGGGCAACGCGGCGACGCCCTCGTGGCCGCAGCGCTTTGGCACCGTGCAGAACGTGGACCTGGAGATCAGCCAAAAGCTGGTCCCGCTCTACGGGCAGAACAAATTTCCCGACGACGTGGCCCCGTCCGACATGAAGGTCACGGGCAAGGGCGGGTTCGCCAACATCGAACTCGACATCTACAACTCGCTGTTCTACGCCGAGAGCATCGCCTCGGGCATCAGCGCCGTCGCGCCCGATGAATACCATGTGATCCCCGGCGCCAGCGGCATCGAGGTCATGGTCCCCCACGCCGGTAACTTGGGAACGAACTACGTCGCGGGCGACTTGTTCAACATCACGGGCGGCGGCGGCACGGGCGGCGTCGGCAAGGTCCTCACGGTCGGAGCGCTGGGCGCGGTCAGCACCGTGCAGATTTGGGTGCCCGGCACGGGCTACGCGACCACGTCGAGCTGCACGACCACGGGCGGCTCGGGCACCGGGCTCAAAGTCGATATTACGGTGACCGGGACGTACACGATCACCGTCAACTATGCCACCCTGGCCACCGTGGACTTGGGCGCGCGCTATTCCAGCACCGGCCAGCCGCTCATCCGGGTCGCCAGCGTTTCGGTCGCGGGCACCTACTCCGTGGCCGGGACCTACAACGGCGTCTATACCTTCAAGTCCACGGAAGCGGGCACCGCCGTCCTCATCAGCTACGTGTACACGAACTCGGACGGCCGCACCCTCACCGTGATGAATCACCTTCAGGGCTATGGGCCCACCTTCGAACTCTTCTTGTTGGAGCCGTACCAGGGGACCAATGGCGTCCACCTGTACGCGGTGCGGGCTTCGAAGATGTCGAATCCTTTGAAGCGCGACAACTACGTGATCTCCGACTTCGAGTTTGAAGCCTATGCGAACGCGGCTGGAAATGTGCTGGACTTTTTCCAGATCAGCGCCTAGCGAAGTTCGACCTCTTTTGTGCCCGTCGCTCCACGGACACGAAAGAGGGGTTGCTGGGTCCCCTTTAACAAAACCCAGCACTTCACTCGGTCAGGAGCAACCGATGCGCAAGAAAGTCGTGACGTACGACGGCGACAGCTACACGATCACGCCGCTGACGCTGGAGCAAGTCGAGGCCTACTGGAAGGGGCCGGCCCCGCAAGAGGGCGTGGCCCCGGAGGACCGGGCGCTGCGGCACACCATCGAAACCGTGGTGGCCCCTTCCTTGAACAACGCCCGCGACGGCGAAGGCCAGCCCTGGGACTATGCGAGCGTGCGGGCCAAGATGGACCCGATGCTCATCTTCCGCCTGCTGGCGGTGGACATTCTGAAGTTCACCGGCGTCTTCCGCGAGCCCAAGCCGGGCGAGGCTTCGGGTGCCCCGGGGGAAGCGCCCGCGACCTCGGACTCCTCCGCGACATCCGGGGTTGCTTCGTCCTCGCGGGAGTAGAAGGCGGGAGCGTTGGCTCGATCAATGCCCTGGAATTTCCCACGGTGCTGGAATTGTGCGACTACATTCGGCGGTACCCGCCCCCTCATCTCGCCCTGCAACAACTGACGCGGCTGGTCGCGGCCGCGCTCGGAGCTAAAACCAACGAACCTCCACCGCCGGGACGCCCGCCCGCGCCGCAGCTCAGCGACGCCGAGAAACTCTTGATGCATCAGTTGCCCCCCAAAGCCTTCGCGGGCCTGCCGCCCGACGTGCAAGCGCTGGCGCGGGAAAGGAGCAGCCGTGGGCGCTGAACCGCTTCGCCTTCAACTCTCGACCGACGGCAGCGCCGATCTCGTGCGCCATTGCGCGGAAGTGAAGTCTGCGCTGCACGATCTCGCGGTCGAGGCGCAAAGCACCCAAAACGCCGCGTCGGGCGCGCTCGACGAGGTGGTGAAGAAAACCCAGGAGTTGTTTGACGCGAGCGTGCGCACGCGCGCGGCGTGGGAGGACGTGGCGGAGGCCAGCCTGGAGTACGCCAGCGCCCTCAAGGAAGTCCGCGCCGCGCAGGAAGCCGCCACGAAGGAAGCCACCGAAGATAACATCTCCCGCCTGGCCAAAGCGATGCAAGGTGCGGCCGGGGCCCACGAAAAACTCGCGGCCGCGCAGAAAGCGACGGGCGAGTCGAGCTCGAGCCTCATGGGCCTGTTCGAGCGCCTGGGCACCAGCATCGGCGGGCAGGTGGGCGTGCCCGTGGGTCAAGTCACTTCGACCTTCGGGGAGTTTGAAAGCGTCCTGGCCTCTACGGGCGGGGAAATCGGCATTGTCATTGCCGCCTGCGCGGCGCTGACCGTGGGCGCGTACGAAATGGGCGCGGCCTTCGCTCAGAACGCACGGCAGATCGCGACGCAGGCCGACCTCATGGGCATCAGCACGACCCAGTACCAGTTGCTCGGGGAAGCCTCGGAACGGGCGGGGCTGGGCGCGGAAGCCGGGCGCTACGGGATGCTGATGCTGAACATGGAACTCACCCGCGGCCTGGAAAGCGGCGGACGCCACGCGGACATGCTGCGCAAGCTCGGCATCGCGGGGATGCAGGAGGGCGAAGCCGCCGACGTGCTGGTCAGCAAGCTCATGGACGAGAACACCGCAGACAAGACTGCGGCGGAAATGAAAGAACTGCTCGGCCGGCGCGGCATGATGCTCGTGGAAGTCTTGAAGCAAGAAGCCGAAATGCAGAAGGAGTCGGGCAAGTCCGCTGCGGAATTCCGCGCCGAGCACGAGAAGGCGGGTGATGTCATCGACAAATTCGGCATCCAGCTGGGCGAGGACGTGAACGGTGAGTTGGCGAAGAGCAAGGAAGCCTGGCACGCCATCTCCAACGAGCTGGGGATGATTTTCGCGCCCATCGCCGCCACCGTGGCCATCGGACTCCAGCGGCTCGCCGAGGGCCTGGGGCTCGTGCTGCGGCCCTTGGTCGGCTTGGAGCACTGGTTCGACAAGGTTTTGGGCGACGCCGACACGCCTGCCAAGGTCGATAAGCAAGCCGAAGCTGTCAAGGCGCTGGGGCAGCAGTTGGCGGTCTTGCAGCACGCGGAGAGCGAAGCCAGCTCGCGCGGCGAGAACGTGAAGGCCACGCTGGCCGCCATGACTCCCGCCATCCAAGTGCTGCGCAACCAGTATCTCGCCCTCGGCGAAGAAGTGCCTGCCGCGCTCGACAAGATGTATCACGAGGCGCTGCGGGCCGACGAAGGCCCCAAGCGCGCCGAAGAAGCGCTGGCGGCGGAAAAGAAACTCCGGGATGCGCAGTTCACCGCACAGGAAGCCGCGATCAAGCGCGCGCACACCCTGGGCGAAACGACCAGCGAGCAGGAGCTGACTCAACTCCGCACGCTGAACAACATGAAGCTCACCTACGAGGAGGACTATTACAACCGCAAGGAAGCCCTGGCGAAGAAGATGGCGGGCGTCAAAGGCGAGAAGGCGGACCTCACGAGTATCGAAGGCGAGCGCGCCGCCGTCGAGGAAAAGTGGGCGGCCAAGGATGCGGAGCTGCGCGGGGAGACGGCGGCGAAGCGCAAGGCGCAGGACGAAGCCATGGCCCGCGAGGATGTGGCGCAGGCGAAGCGCGCGTCGGAGGATGTGCTGGCCGTCGATGAATTCACCGCCAAGGAGCAGTACGCCAATCGCGAGATCAACGCGGCCGCCTACGCCCGGATGCTGCAAGACTTCGCCCGCCGCCGCACCGACATCGAGAAGATGGCCCTGGAAGGGGAGCTGGCGGAGACCATCAAGGCGGGCGGCGACAACGCGGCGAAGATCAAGGAGATCCAGGACAAGATCACCGAGATCATCCGCAAAGGCGCGCTCGACCAGGCGAAGGCCCGGCAGGAAGGCAACCACCTCATCGAGGCGGACGAGAAGCGCACGCTCACGGCCCAGGTCGCGGACGCCAATGAACTGGCCAAGGAGCGGCTCTCCATCCGCCGCCGGGACATCGACCAGGAATACGCGATGAACCGGCTCTCCGCCAGCGAGCGGCGCGCGCAACAGCTCGCCGCGATCGACGAGGAGTACCGCGTCGAAGAGTCCGGCGTCGCGGCGCAGATGGCCCTGCTCAAAGCGTGGCACAAGGAAGCGACCGCCGAATACACCGCTTACGAAAACCAACTGAAGGCGCTGGAGCGCAAGCGCATCGCGGACGAAGCCGATGTGAACCGGCAGTTCGAGCGCGATACCAAGAAGAGTTTGGACACCGCGAGCCGCGACTTCGACGCCTTCGTCACCCGTTGGGAAGCCAGCCACAAGGGCTTGGCGGCGCAGTCCGCGCGCCTCTGGCTGTCGATGTCCCAGCAGGGCGTGCTTTCGATCAAACAGCTCAGCACGGAGTTCAACAGCGCCGTGACCTCCTGGGCGATGGGCCAGGAGAAATTCTCGAAGGCCATCATGCAGTCGTGGATGGCGCTCTCCAAGGCGGTCATCAACTACATCTTGCAGATGATCGAAACCTGGATCGTCGAGTCGATCTTGGGCATATCGCAGCACAAATCCGCGGCGATGGCCAACGTGATGGCGGAAGCGGGCGTGGCGGGCGCGGCGCAGTACGCGAACGTCATGATGGCGGTGCCCTTCCCGGCGAACCTGCCCCTGGCCCCCGCGATGGCGATGGCCGCGATGGCGCAGACGATCTCCATCGGCAGCGCGGCGGCGGGCGCGCTCACCAAAGAGGAAATGGTCGCCGTCCTCCACCCGCACGAAATGGTGCTGCCCGCGCACATCTCGACGCCGCTCCAGGCGGCCCTCAATCCGGCCAGCTTCCGGCCCAGCGCTCCCCTGACCGCGCCGACGTCGACCATGAACACGCGCAACCTGCGCCTGAACTACGCGCCGCAGATCAGCGGCACCAACAAGCGCGAACTGGAGGACACGTCCCACCGCCACTCCCGCCAGCTCTCCCAAATGATGCGCCGCGAACTGCGCCGGGGAGGTTTGCCCTCGCTATGAGCAACGCCGTCTATCCCACGATCAAGGGCCTGAAGATCGACGTGCTGAAAACGCCCACCTTCAACACCATCATCCAGACCGGGGCCAACGAATACGAGACGCGCATCCGGCAGACGGTGAACCCCATCTACAAGTGGACGCTCATTTACGAATGGCTCTACGACCAGTTCCCGAGCGCCAACAACACCCAGCCCTTCGCGCCCTACACCGACTACCAGACCTTCCTGGGTTTCTTCCTGGCGCGCGCGGGGCAGTACGATTCCTTCCTGTTCCCCGACCCCACGGACCTGAACGGCGGCTTGGTCTGCTACTTCGGCCCCGCCATCACGGTGCTCGCGGCGACCACGCCGCCCACGCTGCCCAACAGCCCGGCGGCGGCCTCGGGCACGCCCAACACGGCGGGCACGCAGACCTACCGGCCCGCGCAGCTGCAACTGCTGAACGACGGCGCCGGCAACTACTACTCGCCGCTGCAACTGAATTGGGGCGGGCTCTTTCAGGACGACATCACGGACGTGGTGAGCACGCCCATCGTCTATGCCAACGGCACGAAGATGGCGACGCCGTACAACTACACCCTCGCGGGCCCCGGCCTGGCTCTGCCGGGCGCTTCTTTCATGGGGAAATACATCGCCTGGACCAACGTGGCCACGCCCACCGCTCCCATCACCGCGCAGTTTCAGTATTACTACCGCGTGCGGTTTGCGACCGACGACCAGGACTTCGAGCAGTTCCTCTCGCAGATGTGGACCATCGGCGGGCAGGAAGCGAAGAACGGCAAGGGCACCCTGGAGCTGCGGAGCGCCCGTTTTTAAGAATTCATGAATTCGTGAAATTCGATGCGCACAGTCCTCAGCGGCACGGGCACGAACACGACGTCGACGGTCCAGGCGGCGCTACGGGCGGGCTCGGAGATCCTCCTCGCCAACCTCTATTTGATCGGCTCCCCGGACGATCCGGCGGCGCTTTGGCTCACCGATTGGGAGTCCCCGCTGCTGTGGAGCTACTGGGGCACGTTTCAGCCCGCCGTCATCAAGCACAGCAGCATCAGCACGGAAGTCGGGCTGGATTCGAAGTCCGTGGACCTCACCTGGTCGCCGCCGCCGCCCACCTATACCGCTTCGGTGCAGACCACCAGCCCTTACGGGCTCGCGCTGCTCCACTACTACGACCACTGGCCGGTGCGCATGTGGCGCTGCCTCATGCCGACCAAGGGCGACGCGAACACCTGGGGCGCTTACGAGCTGTTCGGCGGGCACGTGGGCGACACGCAAGTCGAGCGCGGGCAGATCCACTTCACCGTGGACTCCTACCTCGACGTGCTCGACCAGAAGGTGCCCTCGGGGGTGATCGAAGTCACGAACCCGCTGGCGAGCTACACGGGCGGCACGCCTCCGGCGGGCATGTCGGTCCTGCCCACCTTCACGGTGGTGACGGCCTCGACCGTCAACGACATCTATGGCGACTGCACGACGCCGGGGTTTGTGAGCCACATTTTCAGCACCAATGCGTTTCAGGACGGCTACCTCGTGTTCCGCAAGGATGCGACGCTGGGCGGGCTCTACAGCGTCATCGCGCAGAACTACAACTACGAGGACCCGTCGCACGTCCACCACAACGCTTTTCAGATTTTCTCGCCGATGCCCTGGACGCCGAATCCCGGCGACGTGTTCTACGTCTCGGCGCACTCGCCCATCGACCAGGCGGACGGCGACTACTATGGCTTCCCGTACGTGCCCGACCCGGAGACGGCGGGATGAGGGAATTTTTGTATTTTTGATATTTTAATATGAAAACTCGAGCCGAAGCCGTCGAGATCGCGCGCAGTTGGATTGGGACGCCCTACGTCCTCGGGGGACGCATCAAGGGCGCGGGGGTGGACTGCGCGATGCTGCTGGCCGAGTACCTCATCGAGATCGGCGCGGCGACGCGGGACGAAGAGCAACGGGATCCGGTGCCCGTCTATGCCGCCGACTGGTTCCACCACACCACGGAGGAGCGCTACAAGTTCCGCTTGCTGCGCCACGCCCAGGAGATCGCCGAGGCCATCTGCATCGGCACGCCGGCGGCCCGGCCCGGCGACCTCGTGCTGTTCCGCGTGGCGGAGAGTCGGGTCTTCAACCACGGGGCCATCGTGACCGCCTGGCCACGCGGCATTCACGCCCTGGAAGAGCGGGTGCAGGAAGTCGACCTCGCGAACCACGCGGTCATGGCCCACCGGGCGATGGCGGTGTTCAGCCCTTGGAAGGAGGACCATGCGAGCCGCTAAGTCCCAATCCGCGACGCGACCCACGGCCCTGGGCTCGATGATGCAGGCTTCGACCTATGGAGCCACGATCCCGCTCATCATGGGGCGGACGAAATCGCCGCTGCTCGCCATTTGGGCGCAGAACCTTCGCGAAGGGCCCTCGGGCAAGAAGGGCAAGGGCTCGAAGAAAGGCGGGCCGCCCAGCTACATCGAGAACATCGACTTCCTCCTGGGACACAATCCCATCCTCGGCATTCTCCAGTGCTGGCAGAACAGCACGAAGTACCCGCTCACCTTCACGTCGCAGAGCTTCGGGGTGACGTACGCGACGCAAAGCGTCACCGTCACGGACCCCAATTTCGTCGCGGTGGTGGGCGTCACCAAGACCATCAACTACAGCTACACCTTCAACGACTACGGGGGAAGCCCGTCCTCGGGCAGCGGCAGCTATGCCTGCCCGTGCTGGAATGAGGCGGTCCTGGGGCCGGACCCCACGAGCAACGCGCAGTGGCGCAACTGGCCGTGCTCCTACCGCTGGCAGCCGTCCTACGGCGCGACGGTCTATCTCGACACGCTGAGCTTCGGCAGCGGGCCGACGACCTACACCGTCTATTACGCGGCCCTCCCCTCCGGCGTCAGCACCACCCCGGCGGCGAAGCTGCGGCTCTCCTTCGAAAACATCCTGGGTTCGGGCTCGGAGTACTCGGGCTACAGCGCGCAGCAGATCCAGTATCCCTGGTACGCCGGGGCGGGCAGCCCCAACCTCGACCTGGGCGACAGCGGAGCCATCCCCGCGCTGCGCACGGAAATTCTCGGGAAGTACTCGCTTTACTCCACGGGCGACGCCGATTTCGTCGACATGATCGAAGAGATCATCAAGTCCGGCATGGGCCAGGCGGCCATCGACGGCAGTTACGGACTGAGCCCGGTGCAGCGCGGCGTGGCCGCCTACGACTTCCCCGGCCCCATCCAAATGCTGTTCGCCCACGAGAATTACGAGTACCGGGTGGGCGCGACCTACAGCCTGACCTACGGAGCGCCGAACACGGCGGGCAGCATCCTCGTGGCCATCGTGGGCGGCACCGATGCGGACACCGACACGATCAACGGCGTCTCCGACACCCTGAACGGGGCCTGGACGCAGGCGGTGAACTATCACAACGTCCTGAACCTCAGCAACCGCGCGGTCTTCTACTTTGTGGGCTGTGCGGGCGGCAGCAACACCGTCACCGTCACGATGGGGGGCGGCGGCTGGGATGTCGAGCTGATCCTGCTGGAAATTTCCGGCGTGGACACCTTCGACGGGGTGTCCGCGGCCCAGGGCGCGCAGCCCGCCGTGTCGATCACCACGACGAACGATCCCGGCTCGAAGGCTTATCTGCTGGCCGTGTCGCTGCGGAACCCGGATGGCCCGGCGGCGACCTTGGCGGGAAGCCAGGGACAGTGGCCGCTCATCTTCAACGACTACGCCTACTTCAACGGAGCCTTCGAAAACGGCACCTTCCTGCAAGGCCGCATCGTGAGCAATCCGGGGACCTACGCACTCCAGTGGCTCACCCCCAGCACGGCCTGGAGTTCCAGCTCGTCGCTCGTGCTCCTGTCCTTCAAGGCGACGAGCCCGCCCACCTACGCGGCGGGGCTCACCAACATCTTGGACGCGGACTCCAAGGAGCTGACGCGCCTGCAATGCCGGGCCGGAGGCTTGTGGGGCTCGCTCAGCATGGACGCGCAGCAGGCCGCCCGCGACTGGCTCAACCTGCTGTGCCAGGCGGCGAACTGCGCGCCGGTGTGGACCGGGTTCAAGCTGAAACTCATTCCGCGCAGCGAGGTTTCCAACTACGGCAACGGCGCGGTCTATTACTCGCCCACGGCCCCGGGCCCGGTCGCGAACCTCAGCACCGAGAACGGCGACCTCCTCGCGGAGAAGGGCGTGGCTCCGATCACCGTGGTCAACAAGGCGCGCACGGACGTGCAGACGGTGCTCCAGATGCAGCACCTCGATCGCAGCACGAATTACAACCAGGTCACCACGGCGGAGCCCGACCCGGCGGGCATCGCGATTTACGGCGTCCGCAAGGCCGATCCCGTGGTCAACAATGCGGTGCACGACATCGCCATTGCCCGGGCCCTGCTCCGCATCGCCCTGCGGCGGCAGAATTACGTCGCGAACACGACCTTCAAGTTCAAGGCGAACGCCCGCTTCCAGCTGCTCGAAGCGATGGACCTCATCACGCTCACCGACCCGCTCGCCAATATCAATGCCCTGCCCGTGCGCTTGACCAAGGTGGAAGAGCAGGAGGACTACAGCCTGGACTGCGAGGCCGAGCCTTTCATCTACGGCATCCACGCCCCCGAAAACATCACGGTGACGTACCCGGCGGGCTACTCCGCCAACGTCGCGGCCAGCGCGGGCAATGTCAACACGCCCGTCATCTTCGAGCCCGTGGCGCGGCTCTCGAACAACCTGAACCAGCTCTGGTTCGCGGTGTCCAGCAGCAACGCGGCGTACGGCGGCTGCCAGGTGTGGATTTCGACCGACGGCGGCAACAGTTATCCCAACATGCTCGGAACCTGCCTCGGGAACGCCACGACGGGACTCACGGTGGGCGACTGGCCGGCCCACGCCGACCCGGACACCACCGAGGATCTGGCCGTCAACCTCACCGAGTCCCTGGGCGCGCTGGCGAGCTATCAGGTGGCCGACGAAAACAACTTCACCTACCCGTGCTACGTCGCGGGCGGCACGGCGCTCACGCCGTACGAGCTGATGACCTACGCCGTGGCGACGCTGACCAGCACGTACAACTACACGCTCAAGGCCACGGGCGGGGGCACGAACCAGTTGCGCCGGGCCGTCTTCGGCGCGCCGGGCTCGGCGGGCGTCGACCATCCCTCGGGCTCGCGCTTCGTCTTCCTGCTGGGCGAGGGCGTGCTCAAAGTCGGCATGGACCCTTCCTGGATCGGCAAGACGCTCTACTTCAAATTCCTCTCGTTCAACACGTTCGGGGCCGCGCTGCAATCGCTGTCGGACGTGAGCCCGGTGACTTATACGCCCATTGGCACCGCCGCCGCCGCCAACGCCAACTGGCAGACGTACAGCGTCTCGCCCGCGCCCGCGCTTTCGCAGCCCGTGCCCTCGCCCTACCAGATCAACATGGCGCAGGCGACCGCGACCTTCCTGTCGAACACGGTGAACTATAACGCGCGCACCTTCTCGATTGCGGACCCCGGCGTGGGCAACACGGCGACGTACTACGTCACGATCGCCGACCCCGGTTTGATCGGGGACACCGGCAGCAGCACGAACCTGACCGCGACGTGCCAAACGTCGAGCGCGCTGGTGGGCGTGGCGGGCAACACCTTCATCGGCCTCATCACGGTGACGCACACGGGCGGGGCCTCGGCGATTGCCATCCAGGGCGGAATGCCGCTGCCCGCAGGATTTCTGGTGAATGGAGCCTAGATGTCGTTCAGTGCGCTCATCAATTTGAACGGGACGACGCCGGCGGCGCAGACCGGCTACCGGCTCGGGGTGTGGCAGGCGGACGCGAACAACCCGCGCAACGTCTCCGTGGAGTACTTGAACCTGGGCGGCGTCAACCCGCAGGCGGGCGCGACCTATACCGTTGTAGCCTCCGACCAGGGCAAGGCCGTGGTCCTCACCAACGCCGCGCCCGCCGTGACCTTGACGGCGGCGGCGACCTTGGGCGCGAGCTTCATGTGCGCCGTCATCAACGACGGCAGCGGCACCGCCAGCGTGACTCCGGCCAGCGGGACCATCGACGGAGCGGGCTCGATTTCGCTCCCGAGCGGCAGCTCCGCCCTCATCTTTTCCGATGGCGCGAATTTCTGGAGCGTGCGAGGCGGCGCGGGCGCCAGCGGCGCCACCGGGCCCACCGGACCGACCGGGCCCACCACGGCAGGCCCCACCGGACCCACGGGAGCCACCGGACCCACGGGGCAAGCCGGACCCACGGGACCCACCGGCAGCGGCCAATACCCGAATCAAGTCCAATCTGCCTTCCTGCGCCTGGAGAACAGCAGCGCCGGGAACATCGTCTTCGGCTCCGACCCGACGCCGGGGCATACGTTGCTGTTCTTCGTGGCCGGATACGACGGCTCCCTGACGGGGGTGCCGACGGGGCTGACGCAGGTCTATACGGCTGCCCTGAATAGCCAGAGGTTCTACCTCTATTACCGCGTCGCCCAGGTGGGGGACACCAAAACCTGGGGAAGCTGGACGAACTCCGCCAACCCGCAGAACATCGCCGCCTACGATTTCGACACCTCGCTCACCGGCTTCTCGGTGCTGTCCTGCACCACTGCCGTCAACACCAGCGGGAACAACTACGCCCTCGGCCCGATGTATACGGACGGAGTCCCTTGCCTGTTCAAGCTGATGCTGGAGCAGAACGGGGACTTCGCCTACTCGTCCGTGACGGGAGCGACCCTGGACGAGGACTTCGCCCCGAGCGGCACGAACCTCCACCATTGCCAGATTTTTTCGAGCGCCAACACCACGAATCCGCTCAACCCTGCGGTTGCGACCTACGCTTCGTCGCTGCTTTATCCGCTCGCCACGGTTGTGGCTCTTTACGGATATGGAGGGACCCAGGGGCAGGGAGGTACCACGGGTCCGACCGGAACGGGCGCCACCGGGCCCACCGGACCGACCGGGCCCACCACGGCAGGCCCCACCGGACCCACGGGGACGGGCGCGACCGGGCCGACGGGCGCGACCGGGCCCACCGGAGCTTCCGTCGCCTTTGGTGCCATGTACATCTACAACGGCACCAACACCATCGCCTGCACCGACGCCACGACCTACCACCAGATCACGGGATCTCCGACCGGACAAGGCGGGCCGTTCACGGCAGGGCCGACGCTGGACAACTTCACCTTCTCGGCGGCGAACGGGGAGCTAACCGTGGGGTTGGCGAACACCTACGTGCTCGTCTGGTCTTTGTCACTTAGTGTGAACTCGGCGAGCCAGGAAATCGAAGGCGACGTCTTCATCAACGAGTCCCCGAGCCACTCCTTCGCTTCCCACTCCGAGCAGCACGACACGAACGAGCCCTTCACGATAGCGGGAAGCGGCGTCATCCACCTGAATGCTGGAGACAAAGTCGGGCTGGGCATCCAGAACGCCAACTGGTCCGGAGGGACGAACCAGGTAACGATTGCCCATGCGACTTTCTCGATCACGGCGTGCGGCGCCTATGGGCCGACTGGCCCCACGGGTCCGACCGGGACGGGGGCCACGGGAGCGACCGGAGCCACCGGACCCACGGGGGCGGCGGGCACGGTCATCAAGGAGTTCTTCTCCCGCACTTGGTACACCTCCACGCAGCGCACGAACGGCACCGCCTATACCAACGCCACGGCCTATCCGCTCATCGTCATGCCGATGTTCCAGGTGGCCACGGGGAACACCGTCTCGGCCTACCTCGCGACCTCCTCCTCGGGGCTCGTCGCCACGGGCAACCTCGTGGCGCAATTCACGTCGGGCGGCACGGACTATTTCAGCCCGTGGCTCTGCGTCCCCGCCAAGGCAGGCTCCACGCAATACTATTACGAAATCGCAGGCACGCTGGGCACGCAGTATGCCTGGGTGGAGTACAGCGTCATCAACTCCTCCGCAAACTCCGGCCAAATCACGGAGAACATCGAGACGGGCTCCCGTGGGGTTTCTTCGGGCAGCGGCGACACGACGCACATCTACACCAACAACACCGGGAGCGCCGTCCTCGTGGCGGCGAACATCCCCGTGGCGGATGCGGCGGGAACCGTGCTCACGGCCTATTGCGACCAGAGCGCCGGGCCGACCACGGTCGTGGCGGCGCTGTCCACCCTGGTCAAGCCCCAGAACATCACGATTTACTTCCTCGTGCCCTCCACCTACAATTACCGCATCCAGTTGAGCACGGGCTCGCAGCCGACGCCCACCTCGTGGATTGAATACACCCTGCCGTTCCAGGCCACTCCCAGTTCGGATTTGGGGGCCGCGCCCGCACAGAGGATACCCTCTGCCCTCCTGGGTGCGGCGTGGGGCACCGGCTACGCCGACCTCGTGGGCCCGGCCTACTTCAACGGCACGTTCAAGGATATGTGGGTGCAGGCCGTGTGCACCACGGCGGCGGGATGCGACGGCACGGCGATGGCCTGCAACTGGATGATGCAACGGTTGAACACGTCCCAGTTCATCCCCCCCTGGTATTACACGGTCTCGACGGCCGCCACCCTCACGGACTATCTGCTGGCGATGATTAACGACTTCTACACCGTGGGCACGGACGCCTCGACGCCCACGGTGACGCACTGGTACGAATACCAGTTGAGCTAGCGCTCGCTTAGTAGGATAATTCAGGCCCGCATGAGCGTCATCCTGAACATGATCGTCCGGAACGAAGAGAAGCTGCTGCCCCGCTGCCTGGAGTCCGTGCGGCCCTTCATCGACCGCTGGGTGATCCTGGACACCGGGAGCACGGACGGCACCATGAAGCTGCTGGAAGAGTTCAAGCAGGTCGTGCCGGGCGACGTGCAGCAGGCGGTGTGGAAGAACTACGGTGCGAACCGGCAGGAGGCTTTGAAGGCGGCCCGGAAAGGCGCGCAGCCCGGCGACTACATCCTCTTCATCGACGCCGACGAAACGCTCCAGGCCGAGCCGGGATTCCAGTGGCCGGAGCTGACGGCGGACTGCTACAACATCGCCCTGCATTACGGCAGCCTCGTCTATTGGCGGCCCGGCCTCGTCAAAGCGGCGCTGCCCTGGGAGTGGATCGGGGTGGTGCACGAGTACGTCCACTGCGGGCTCTGCAAGTCGATCCTGCCGATGAGCGGCGTTTTCAAGCAAGTCTATCCCGAGCAAATGAGCGCGCAGTTCACGCAGAAGTATCAGAGCCACGTTCGCCTGCTCCTGGGCGAGCTGGAGAAGAACCCCAAGGATGCGCGGTCCTGGTTCTACCTGGGGCAGAGTTTCCGCGAACTCAAGCAATACGATCAGGCGATCAAGGCGTACGACCGCGGCATCCCCTACTGGGGCCCGAACTACCCGGAAGAAATTTACTGGTCGCTCCTCCAAATTGCCCGGATGCTCGACTGGAGAGGCGCGGACCGGCTGGTCGTGCTGGAAGGGTACTTGCGCGCGCACAACAATCGCCCGCAGCGCCCCGAAGCGGCGGGCGAGCTGGCGAAGTGCGCGCGGCTGCTGGAATTCTACGATCTCGCCACGAAGATTGCCGACCAGGGCCGGTCGCGCCCGCGCACGCAAGACACGCAGTTCGTCGAGATGGACTGGTACGACTGGAAGCTCCAAGACGAATTCTCGATCTCGGCGTTCTACGTGGGGCGGTACGCGGAAGCCCTGAAAAGCTGCGAAGAGCTGCTCGCCAACCCGGCGGTGCCGGCCTGGGAAAAACCGCGCATCGTCCAGAACCAGCAATTCTGTCTGGACAAGATCCGCGAGAAGGGCCTCGGCGAACGGTTTGAAAAACTGTTTACGGAAGACCATTCCGAGGAGCCGGAGATCGGGAAACCCAGCGAGACTTCGGGCGCGGTGCAAGTCGTCGACGCCTGCCTCTTCAACGGCGAGTGGGACATGCTGGAATTCCGCCTGCGCGTGCTCGACCCCGTGGTGGACCACTTCGTCGTGGTGGAAGGCGACCGGACGTTCGTCGGGGCGCGGCGGGACGTGCTGTTCACGCCGCAGAAGGCCGAGCGGTTCAAACCCTACGCGCGCAAGTTGCGCTTCTGCCGGGTGACGCTGCGCGATGAAGGGGGCCCCTGGCAGCGCGAAGCCCAGCAACGGGACGCTCTGCGCCTGGCGTGCGATGACCTTCAGCCGCAGGACGTGCTCATTCTCAGCGACGTCGACGAGATCCCGTCGCGCTCCGCCGTTGCCTTCGCGAAAGCCAACGGCGCGGAACTTCCGCAAGCCTGCGAGCAGGCGTTTTTCTATTACCGGATGAACAACCGGCGGCAGGAGACCTGGCGGGGCTCCATCTTCGCGACCGTGGCGCAAGTCCTGCGGGACTCTCCGCAAGCGCTGCGGGATCAGCGCAACAGCTTGCCGTCCATCCCGGAGGGCGGCTGGCACTTCTCCTACTTCGGGGGAATCGCCCGGGTGCAGCAGAAGCTCCGCTCGTTCTCGCATCAGGAGTACAACACGCCCAAGCACATGGACCCGCAGCACATCGGCGAGTGTTTCGACACCGGCGAAGACCTTTTCAAGCGGGACGGGGAAACGGTCCCGGTGGACGCCGCGTTCTTTCCCGCCTACGTGAACGAGGCCGCCCAGGGCTTGCTGGCCAAAGGCTCCAGGCACATCTTCAAGATCATCATCCCGTCCAAAACGCAGAGCAACCTCCAGGCTTGCTTGAACGCCCTGTTCGAGAAAGAGCCGGGACTCCGCCCGGAAGACGTGATCGTGGTCGACGACGGGGTGCAGCGGCCGCATCCGGCGGTGCAGATGATCTCCGGAACGAAACCCTTTGTGTTCGCCCGCAACGTGAACCTGGGCCTCCGGGCGGCGGGAGCCGCCGACGCGGTGGTCTTGAACGACGATACGACCTTGGAAACCGTGGAAGGGCTGTCGGACCTCGTGGCCGAAGCGCGCCGACACCCGGAGTACGGGGTCGTGTGTCCCGCGCTCACCCGGGCGTTCATCCCCGAGCAGATGAAGCAGGGCGGCGGGCTGCGAGAGATCGTGCCGCGCGCGGCCTTCGTGGGCGTGTACATCCCGTCGACCACGCGGCGGAAGCTGGGCCTGCTGGACGAGCGCTTCACCGGGTACGGCTGGGACGACGATGACTATTGCCGCCGCGTGCGCGAGGCCGGGCTCAAGGTCGGGGTGTACGACGGCTGCGTGCTCGACCACGGCACTCTCCCTTCCACCTTCCGCGCGCAGCCGTTCGAAGAGGCCATGAAGTTCAATCAGCGGCTTTACGAGGCGAAATGGGCCGGCGCGAGTCCGGCCCCGGCGGCCCCCAGTTTCAAGTGTGAAATTCTCTCCACCAGGGCCTCCGGGCGGAAAAGGCCAGCTAAAAAGAAAAAGCGGACGTAGAGGAGGCACCATGAAAAAGCTAGTGACGGTTCTCGTAGTTTTTCTATTAACTTTTGCGGCCGGGCCCGGCTTTGCGGCCCAGCAGACCGCCAAACAGACGCTCACCATCACCATCAACTCGCCGCTCACGATCACCACGGCGAGCGTGCCCAACGCCGTGCTCACCCAGGCGTACACCGCCACGATTGCGGCTGCGAACGGGACGGCGCCCTATACCTTTAGCCTCTCGTCCGGGGCCTTGCCCGCAGGCTTGACCCTCGCGGCCAGCACGGGAATCATCAGCGGCACTCCGACCGCTTCGGGCTCGTTCAGCTTCACGGTCAAGGTGGCCGACTCCGGCGCGATCCAGCAGTCGGTGACGGCGAGCTTCACAATGATCGTCTCCACCGTGCTGACGATCACCACCACGACGCTGCCGGCCGGCACCGTCGGCGTTGCCTATGCGCAGACCATCGCGATCAGCGGTGGGACCACGCCTTACACCTGCGCGGTCTCGACGGGGACGCTGCCGGCGGGACTGACCCTTTCGCAGCCCACCGCTGCCGCGCCCAACAGCTGCACCATCTCGGGCACGCCCACGGCGGCGGGCTCGACGCAGATCACCATCACCGTGACGGATTCGGGGACGGTCGCGGCACGCTTGACGGCACAATCTACGGCTATTGCACCGGAGTGAGCCGTGCGCAAGCTCATCCTGATTCTTGCCCTGGGCTTGGCCACGGTTGCGGCCGGGGCCAAGCCCACTCCCCTGCCGCAGCAGACGGCGCAGCAGGCTTACACGATCCAGGTCACGCACGTCGTCATCCTGTCCTGGACGGCGAGCGTGACGCCGGGCGTCGCGGGCTATTGGGTCTATCGGGGCACGACGGCGGGCGGGGAGAGCTCCACGCCGCTCAACCCCACAATGGTCACCGGCTCCGTCTCCACCTTCGTGTACAACGACACTGCGGTCACGGCAGGCGCCACCTATTACTACGTGGTGACTGCCGTGGCCTCGGACGGGGTAACGCAGAGCGCGGACTCGAATGAAGTGAGCGCCACGGTCCCTTCGCCTTGAAAGGAGGATCGTGATGGACTTTCCGCCAGCGGAAGTCGAACTCATGCAGCGCGTGCGGCGCCTCGCCGGGCCGATCCTGGCGGCCTTCGCGCCTTCCTCTTCCGTGCCCGAGGCGTGGTGGGCCGCTCTCACCGCGAACGAAACCGGCGAATGGCTCATCCACAACTTGATCGTCCCGTCGCGCTTCGAGCCCAGGGTGTTCGAGGCGTTGGAGCGGGTGGTCGCGGGGATGGCGCCGCGCTATGGCTCGATCACCCCGGCCCTGCTCCAACCGTTCGATGCGGCGGGCCTTCACGCTCTCGCTTCGAGCTGGGGCTTAACCCAGGTCATGGGGTACAATGCCCTGGCCCATGGGCATACGGTCGCGCAGCTCAACGACCCGATGACCCACTACCCGATTGCCGCGAGCGTCCTGGCGGAATTCGTGGCGGCGGACGGGCTCGATCCCTCCTGCGACTTCGCGGAAATGTTCGATTGCTGGAACACCGGGCGGCCGCGCGATCCCGACCCCGTGTACGTGGCGAACGGCCTGCTCCGGCTGGCGATCTGGCAGGCGAACCTGAGCGGGCCTTGACAGCTCACAAAAAAAGGAGACAGCATGGCGAGTACGAAGCAGCAGCGACCCTCGGAGCAGCAGAATTTAGGGGCGAGACTCGAGCCAGAGAAACCGGAGGAGAAGCAGCCGAGCGTTGTCCAGGTTGCACCCTCTCCGACCGCCCTGGTCATGATGCGCGGTGCAGGCGAGAGCGGCCAGGAAGTTCTCGTGTTCGCCGACCAGATTTACGCCGCGTGGTCCATCAGCGGCGGCGCGACCACCCTTCGGTTGCGCGACGGCACGCAGCTTACCGTGGCCGACCGACCCTCGGAGATCGCTCAACTCCTCCGCCAGTCCCGGGCTTAAAGTCCCGCCCAAAAAGGACTGGTACACTCCAATGCTTGCCGACACAATGAGACTGCCGTGGAGCGGTGGGAGACCCCTGGAGGAGTTGAAAAACATGGCGGAGAAAGCACAGTCGGAACTGTCCAAGCGCTTGTGGACCGTGGGTTTAACCCTCATCACGTTCGGCCTGGGCGTTTCCAGCACGCTCTTTTGGGACCGCGTTTCCATTGAGCACCGGACGGCGAGCATGGAAACGGCGATCACCGATGTGGCCCGGCGGGTGACGGCCCTGGAAGCGACGAACCGGAGCATCGCCGCGGCCCAACAGCAGATCGACGTGAACACGAAGCGCCTGGACCAGATCGAGCAGAACGGCTCCTCGGTCGCGAAGCAGGCGGCGGCCGACCTGGCGCAAACCAGCCTGCGCCTGGCGCGGCTGGAAACCACGACCCAACAGATTGCGATCACCGAGTCCGCGCTCGTCACCAGCGACAAGGACCTGCTGACCATGCAGGAAGATGTCAAGCGCTTGGCCGCGAACCAGGTTTCGGAACGCGAGTTTCAGGCGGTGAAGGATCAACTGGAAGAGCACGAGGCGGACACGAGCGCGCGGCTGACGAGACTGGACGACGCGGTGAACAAGATCCTCACCATGATGGCCGAGCAGCAGAAGACCAGCGCCCGGAACCTGCGGATACCCTGAGTTTGGAGTTGACTGGCCCGCCGGAGGCCGCCTGCCTCATTGCCCTGAACAATGATCTGCACGCAGACCCCGTACTTATCCCTACCTGATTCACGGCCTCCGGCGAGCGTTTACGAAACGACGAAGTTGGAAATCACCGGCGGAACACTCGCATCGAACCCTACAATATCGAGCATTCCGGCGTCGTTCGGGTCGGCGATGGAGAAGCCGCCCGAAGTCATCCCGCACACGACGAGCTTGGCCGGGATGGACATCTTCTGCCGGTACGTTTCAAGCGCCTGCACGGGATGGACCATACCCGTCCAGGTCTCGTTATCCGTATAGATAATGAACACATCCACGGACAGGTTCTTCGCCAAGGCGTCGAGCATCGGCAGGGCGCAGTCGGTGGAGCCCATGCGCGCTTCCAGCGCCCGCATGTTTTTGATTACATCGTCCAGGCGCATCTTCGGCGACAGGCTGATCGGCGTCATCGCGCTGTTGTGGTACCCGCCCGCCACGCCCGCCGTGAAGCCCGCCGCGTAGTATTCGGACTCTTTCTTGACGGTGACCATCGCCATCGCGCCCCCGGCTGCGCCCGCTGCGAGTTGGGCGGTCCCGGAGATCGTGCTGCCCCGCCACATGGAGCCCGAAATGTCCAGGCCCAGGTAGAAGCGCTTCCCGGTGCTCGGCGCGTTTTCGAAAGCGAGATAGAACGCGTCGTCGAGCGCGTCGATGACCTGCGGTACCGGCGTCCACTCGCCCTTGCCCTTGAAGCCATGCCCGGCTCCGTAGGTGTCCGCCGCCAGGAGCACGGCAATGGGATGCACGCGCGACTTGCGGATGGCCTCCACGTCGCGCAGCTTGGCGCAGACGTGCTTGGAAGCGTCGGACATGGGCTTGAGCAAGCCGACCTTCGACATGTTGCCCAGGTTGCGGATCATCGCGGTGATCGGCATCTCCTCCAGGAGCGCCGCCCAAATATCGGGGTCGGTCAGCTTCTCGGTGGGAATCATTTCCCGCGTGAGCCCGCAGCCGCGAATGAGCCCGATCAGCTTGCTCTTTTCCGCGGTCTTGGCCAGCTCGAAGCCCTGCACGAGGAGCGGCACGCTCCAGCTGGGACCGCGAGAGATCAGCTGATCGGCGGGTGTGCCCTTCACGGCCCACTCGAACAAGGCGTTCTGCCCTTCGGCGGGCTTGGGGTGCGAGAGGATGAGCAAGTCGCGCATCGCCCAACCGTCGCGGCTCTGGTACTTCACCATCTGATAGGCGAGCTGCTCCGGCGTCTTGGCGGTGAACCACTCCGCGACCGCCCGGCGCAGCGAGCGGCCCCAGCCCCGGTGCATCTGCGCGAAGGCGGCGAAGTGCTGCAAGTGCGTCCCGATGCGCGCCACTTTCGGCAGCACGTCGAGGGCATGGGCTACGGTGTCTTTGTCGGCCAGCTTGGGGCTCGCGGCCATCGCCAGGGCGTAGAGCGCGGGGTCGGTCTTGTGGGCCCGGCCCTTGTCCGACACGTCCACGATGAGATCGACGGTGCGCTTGCCGTTCTCTTTCAGGCACGCCTGCACGCACTGCGTGTTCTCAGCGGTGAGTTTCTGCTCCGTGAGATAGTAGGTCCCGCCCTCGCTGCCCAGGATGAGGAAACGCTCCAGGCGCTTCCAGTGGTCGAGCGCGAACGAGAAGCCGCCCGCCGAGTTCGCCGTCATCCTCTCTTCGCGCCCCGGAATGGGCTGCGACTGCGGGGTCGCACGAGCGGAGGGGGCATTGCGCAAGTAGTTCGCCATGACTTACTCCTTTCGCGGGGAGATGCCTTCGGCGCGAAACGCATCGAGCCAGGCGTCGATGATCTCCGGGTCGGGCCGATTGACTCGGATCGCCACGTCCAGCGGCACCGACCAGTAGCCCGCCAAATACGCGGCGATGCGGCTGCTGATGCGGAGGGCTTGGGCCTCGGTGATCTCCATCGGCTCCTCGTGGGCTCGGACAAAGGGTGGCTTCGGATTCCCCGGAACCGGGGAAGTCGCTTCGAACGATAACCGAAACCTTCCGGCCCGAGCGTCAAATGGATCGGTCGGACAAAGGGTGATCTCGGGTTTCCCGGCGAACCGGGAATCGAAGTCGATTCGATAACCGAAACCGTACGGCCCGACCGATGATCTCCAGAGCGGACAAATCTTAGAAGACGGGGTTTAGACGTCCTACCACTAGACGACGGAGCCCGAAGGCCCCGACAGGATTCGAACCTGTGTTTCTCTCTTTGCGGAGATAACCATCCTCCATCCGGCCCGCTCGCTCAAACTTGTAAGGCGCGAACGATGTTGACCTCGGAGACGCCTTGCGGCGATTCTGTTGCTCTACCCCTGAGCTACGCCAGCTTTCGCCAGGCAGCCAGCGGAGGGATTCGAACCCCCGACCCACAGATTAGATAACCAAAGTCTTCGGCTCGCGCCTTTTTGGCTCAGCATTTCCAATCAGGGGCGGACGAAACGAACAGCCAGGGGTTTATCTTGGCAGGATAACCCTGACAAACGGCCCGCCCGCAAATGATGCAGTGCGGAAGTCTAGCAGGGAAAACACCGATGTCAAGAACTTTTTCAACTTTTTTCTTGACACGCCTAGCGGCTTAGGTTACAAGCTGCATATCCTGTTTTGCGAAAGGAATCCCGATGCCCACCACGGAGATCGTGAAAAGCAATGTGGCCGAACTGCAAGACCTGCTGGCGAAGGCGGAGAAGCGCATCGCGCGCCTGCTGCCCAAGCACCTCAAGGCCAGCCAGATGATCGGCGTGACCCTGGAACTCGTGCACAGCGACAACCTGCTGTCGCGCTGCGAGCCCGAGTCGGTCCTCCAGGGCGTGCTGGAAGCGAGCGAGCTGGGGCTCTTGCTCATCCGGAACCTCGGGCACGGCTACCTCGTGCCCTTCAAAAACGGCACGCTCACCCGCAAACTCAAGCACGACGTCTACGAGGCGAAATTCATCATCGGGTACCGCGGCTTCGTCGAGCTGGTCCTGCGCGACGGGCAGGCGAGTTCGGTGTTCAGCCGCATCGTGCATCCCGAGGACCAGTTCAGCATCGTCGAGGGCACGCGGCACGAGATCCAGCACATCCCGAAGATCGAAGGGGCCAGCGCCTACGCGGAGACGGGCGAGAAGCGCACGGTGACGAAGTACCCGGGCACCCCTTATGAAAAGCAACTGGAAGTGCCGGTGCTCACGCCCACCTATCGCGGGGCCTACGCGGTGGTCATCTACGCTCCCATGGGCGCGGGCTTTGCGCGGCCCGCCGACTTCGAGTGGATGCCCCAGGCCGAGATCGAGAAAGTCCGCCGGGTGTCGAAGGCGCAGTCCGAGGATAGCCCGTGGCAGAACTGGCCGGAGGAAATGATTAAGAAAACCCCCATCCGGCGGCTCTGCAAGCGCCTGCGCCTCACCCCGGAGGTACTGGCGGCGACGGTGCGCGACGAATACCGCGAACTCGGCGTGGAGACGGAGGAGGAGCGGCAGCACGCTTACGACATCACCGCCGAGATTCGCGAGCCCCAGCGCCGGGGCAACGGCAACGGCGAGAAGAAGGAAGCCCCGGAAGCCCCGAAGTCCGAACCGCCCAAGGAAGAAAAGCCGGAAGCGCCTACGCTCACCGGCGAGAACGTCGCGGAAATTCTGCGCGCCGCCCGCGAAGTGAAAAAGAGTTCGGCGGAACTGGCGCGCTACGTGAACGAGACGTACCGCACCATGGTCCTCACCGACATTCCCGCCACGGAACTGCCCAACCTCTTGGCGTGGATCAAGGGCGGGAAGGCGGCGCCGGCGGCCGAGGCCACGCCTGCGCCCTCGGGCAAGACCATCACCAAAGCGCAAGCGCAAAAACTGGAAGATGTGGCCAGCAAGAGCGGTTGGGCTCCGCTGGAATGGCTGGGCTATCTCGGCAAGGCGTTCAGCGTCTCGAAGACCGCGGAGATCCCCGCTGAGCGTTTCGACGAAGCTATGAAAGTCGCCGAAGGCGGAGTGTAGATCGGCGGCACGGCCCGGCGCTCAGCCGTCAACGTACCCGGCCAGCAGACGGCGCTGTGGTCCGGATACCTGAGGAGCGCCGGGCTCTGCCGCTGAAAAAGGAGGAGCCGTGAAAAGCAGCGCATTACCGGAGAACATGGAAGCCTTCGTTTTCTACGGCCCGCCCGGCGTCCCGTTCCGCGAGACCGTGGCCGTCGCCATCTTCAAGGAAGGCCAGCCGGCCAGTCCCGAGGGCCGGACCCTGCTGCACCTGGGCATCGCGCGCACGGGAAAGAACGAGAAATTCAACGGCACCCGAGGGCGCGACATCGCCCTGGGCCGCGCTTTGACCAGCCAGATCGGGGACGCCGACCGGCGACGCGAGAATCGGCTGCGGCCCGTCCCCTTGACGGACGCGGAGGTTGCGGCGGGCTTCCGCATAGCGGTGGGTCGAGCTGCGAAGCAGTGGGGCGAGCACCCGTCGCACGTCGAGACCCTTCTCGTTCCACTGGCGGAGCTGTACACGGAGGACAAGCTGGACCGCAAGAAGGCGCAGGCGTACCTCCTGGGCCATCCCGACATCGTGAAGCACATCGAACAAGAATGGTAATCGAGGCCACCCCCTCACAGGTTGAAGCCTTCGATCACGAGTGGGGCTACCACATTCTGCCGGACGGCCGGGGCGTCAAGTTTTCGTTCCACGAGGCCACGCACACTTACCGGGTGGAAGACCCATGGGATCACCACTGTTTCGACGTGCCGAGTTGCACGCAAATTTTGCAGAACGCGGGCCTGCGGCCGAATTTGGAGGATGTCCCCTGGCGCATCGTGGAGCGCAAGCAGAAGATCGGCATGTTCACCCACAAGGCGGCCCACCTGCACCAGTTGGGCGAGCTCGACTACGACAGCCTGGACCCGCAGGTTGCGCCCTACTTCTCCGGGTATCTGGCGTTCCTGAAAGACTCGGGCTTCACCGTGAAGTACACCGAGCGGCGCGTGATCGGCTATTACGGCGGCCTGTGGTGGGGCGGCACCATCGACGTGGAAGGCGACTGGCAGCGCTGTCCCTGGATCGTCGATCTGAAATGCACGGCGGAAGACCACGTTTCGTTTGCGTACCAAACAGCGGGCTACGCAGCGACACTACCTAAGCCGCTCACGCCGCCCTTTCGGTACCGGCGGGGAACTTTGCGGCTGCGGCCTGACGGGACCTACGTGACACCACGAGAACACACGGATTCTCAGGATGTCGATGTTTTTCTGAATGCGTTGAGACTGGAGTGGACTAAGCGGCGCAGGAAGCTCTGATGGCCCGCGCTCGGCCAGGCAACGCGTTGCCAGGCACAGCGCGGCGGGGCTAGTCGTGGCCTTGCACTGTTTGAAAGTTAAGGAGGAAGCGAATGGACAAGAAGCAACCCAGGAATGGGCACGCGAGATTACAGATCAACATTCCAAAGCCGGACCTGCGGATGCTCCGCATCCCGATCCTCGGCGTCACCGAATACATCTCGCACCGCATGTCCGAGGAGTCGATCAACAAGATCGAGGCCAAGCAGCAGGGCAAGGCGGAGGAAGCGAAGAAGCCGCGCGACCCCAAAGCTGAAACCTTGGCGGCGCTCTATCTCACCGACAACGGCGTGCCAGGGATACCGGCAGCCGCTTTCAAGAAAGCGGTCGAGCAGGTTGCGTCCCTGGTCATTCAGCAGGACCAGAAGGCGGCGAAGACCGTGAAGGGGGCCATCCAGGTGCTCGGCGACATCATCCCGATCAAGGGAAAGTGGCGGCACCGAAACGATATGGGCCGGCTGCAAGGGCGCACGGCCTCGCCCATCTATCGTCCCGGTTTCCCTAAGTGGGAAGTCTCGTTGGACGTTCAGTACAACGCGGGGCTTCTGTCCGCCGAGCAGGTTTTGAACCTATTCGTGCAGGCGGGGTTCCTGATCGGCGTCGGAGATTGGCGGCCACAGAAAAGCGGGAACCACGGGATGTTTACGGTAAAGCCGTAGGTGCGACGCGGCGCTGTGCGCTGCACGGTGTAGCGCAGCGCTGCTAGGCAAAGCCAAGCGGCGCGGGGCACTGCTTAGCGAGGCTGAGCCCGGCGTGGCGATGTTTGCAAGTTTTGAACCAAGGCGCTGCACGGCCATGTCTGGCTTGGCCCGGCGCTGCTGTTTGCAAGTTTTGAACCGAGATTCTGTGCAAGGCATGGCTGTGCGCGGCTCTGCAAGGCCGTGCGAGGCCATGCATGGCGAGGCACGGCGCTGTTTGCAAGCTCGGAGGAGCCATGAAGATCAATGAAGCGGTTCGGATCGTCGTCAAGCACATCCAGAAAACCAACGAACGCCCGATGGAGGCGGTTCGGAAACTTTGGGCCAACCATCTGCACACGCTGGCTGCCCCGGAACTCGTGGTTCTCGCGCAGGAAGGACTCGGGGGCCGCGTGATGGAAGTTACCGAAGGAGGCAGTTGGGGCGGCGCGCGCGGGCTGCCGGTGGGCAAGACGGTAGGCTTCGAGATCAGCGCCGGCCCCATTCCTGAGCCTGGGACGCCGACCATCGAATTCGTTCGCTACACCCTGGGCCCGGTATCGGTGCCGCTGGCGCAGTTCACCATTGAGCACTGGCGCGAACTCGACAAGGGTTATGCCGACGCGCAGGCGGGCTACACGCGGAAACGGCGGCTCGTCGCCCGGGCCATCAAGATGCAGATGAAGGCCGGGGCCAAACGCTTCGGTGATCTGCCAGCGGTGGAGCGGGATACCTGGTTCAAAGAGTGGAAGCGGGAAAGTGTTTAGCGCGGCGAGTCGGGGCCACGCGCTGCTTAGCACGGCTGAGCCCGGCCTGGCGACGCGACGCTTGGCGATGCCCGGCGCGGCGATGTTTGCAAGCTCGGAACCTAGCTAGGAGGGAATGATGGAGAACAACATGGAGAAGAAGGTCCGCGAAGTGATCGTGCAGCAGACGGGCTGTGCCGACGAAGACGTGAAGCCCACGGCCACCCTGGTCGAGGACCTGGGGTTCGACGACCTGGACCTCGTGGAACTCGCGATGGCCCTGGAAGAAGTGTATGGGATCGACATCGGCGATGAGGACGCCGAGGGGCTCAAGACCGTGCAGGACGTGCTCGACTATCTGCACAAGCGAACCGCGAAATGAAGCAGGAGAGCGCAAGTGATGAGTTTTGTTGTGGAGCCTGCCGACATCGCTCGGGCGAAAGAGATACGCGCCCGGCGGGACCGGCGCTACGCCAACCTCTTTGAGGAAGCGGCGTCGGATGAGCGTTGGGTGGGGGAGCTTGGAGAAATTTCCTTCGCCCGCTGGCTCGCGGCGGAACGGATGCCCTTCACCTGGTTGGAGGATGACGTGGCCGCCGCTGGCAACAGCGACTTCCTCGTCGGCGGACTGCGCGTTGGCGTTAAGACCGTCAAGCGCAAGGTCGCGGTGCGATCCGACTACACGGCGCAGATCACCGAACGGCACAGCCGGGAGCCAGTGGATGCGTTCTTCTTCCTCAGTTATGAGTATCCGCTCCAGTGCATGTGGCTGCTCGGCGGATGCAGCAGGGCGTACTTTCTGGAAAAGGCGACGCGCTTCGGTGCCGGCGAGCAGGTTCATGCAAGCTACACGATCCGCGAGCGGCACGCCATCCTCAACATCCCGATCGCGCTGCTCACTTCGCCGGGAGAATGGCTGGCAAACCTAAAAGGAGGAGACATGGCAAAGGAACAGCAGTTGGCGACGGTTGCCCCCGCCTGGCTGGGGGCTTCCGAGATGGAATTGGTGCGCAAGGCGCAGGCCGCGCAGCCGCAGCTTGAAGCCTTGGTGCAGGCGCGGCTGAAAGAGTCCGCAACCATCACGATCATCAGCGATGACACCGCGATGGCGGCGGCGAACGCGCAAGTCGAACAGATCATCAAGCTCCGGAAGCAGATTGCGGAGTCGGACCTCCGCGAGGCGGCGACGGCCTTCAACCGCCTGCACAAGACTCTCACCGGCGTGATCTCCGCGTGGGACAAGCTGCTCGAAGCCCGCGAGAAGTCCCTGTCGACGGCCATCGTGGCCCGCCAGGACGAACTGGAAGCAGCGCGGGAGAAGGAGCGGCGCCGGCTGCAAGCCGTCGAGGAAGAGAAGGCCAAGAAGAAACAGGAGGAGCTGCGGCGGGAAGCGGAGGCCAAGGCCAAGGCCGAACTCGACGCCGCCGAGGTTCAGCGTGCGGAAACGCTTTCCCTGCTGGCGCAGTCCTTCGCGTCGCTGCGCACAAAGCAGGGCGAGATGTCGGAAGCGGAATGCCGGCAGGCCCTGGCCCGCAAGTCCGACAACGTGAACCAGGTGAAGCAGGACACCGAAGCCGCCGCCGCCGCGCTCGACTCCCTGATGGCCGGGAACGTCGAAGAGGCCGTGGCCATTATGCAATTCAGCAAGGAAGCGCCGCCTCCCCCGCCGCCGCCCCCGCCGCGCGTCGAGCAGGTCATGACGCCTTCGGTCGTGGTGCGCGAGGCCCCGCCCTTGCCTTCCGCCGTGAAAGCCGGGCGCAGCGAGCCGCACGTCGTCATGGCGTGCGTCCATGCGGACGGCAACGATCCCGAGTGCTCGAACTGCTTGAAAGTCCCGCGCAAGTTTCTCGTCGTCGATCTGTCGGCCGCGAAAACCCATCTGCGCAATATGGGGGAGGCGACCGGCGGCACGTCACAGAACCCGAACACGACGCTCATCCCCGGCCTGTTGTGCTGGTGGGAGCGCGTGGCTACGCTCAGGAGGACACCCTAATGCCCAAAGTTAAACCGGCCCTGCCGGAAATTCCCAAGCACGTTTTGAAGTACGATCTGGAAATTCGGTTCACCGAAGACATCCTGGCCAGCAGCCCGGCGAACCCCGAGGTTTACAAGGAATACATCGCTTCGCGCGCGCCCGCGCCGCCGCCTGCGCCCGCCGCCGAAGCCGACGCCGAGGCGGAAACGCCCGGCACCGATGAAGTCGCGACCCTGCCGCCCGACAAGACGGAAGAGAAGGGCTGGTCGGTGTTTCACAAAGATCCCAACGGCCTGTTCATTTTCGAGTACCACATCAAGGGCTTCTTCAAAGAGGCGAGCGCCGCCACGACGCGCATTCCGGCCTGCAAGTCGAAGATCGACAAGTGGCTGTTCGTCGCACCGCGGCGCATCTATTTCGAGCGCGACGGAGCCTGTATCCCGAAGCCCGAGGACGTGCTGGAGCGGCCCATTCGCATGATGACGATGCAGGGCCCGCGCACCAGCGTGAAGCGCAGCGACATGCTGCTCGGAAACGGCATCCAGGTGAAGTGCCAGCTCACCGTGCTGCCCCTCGGGCAGAGCGAGATCACCGAGAACGTCCTGCGGACCTGGCTCGACTACGGGCAGTACGTGGGCATCTCGGAATGGCGGAATGGCGGATACGGTCGTTTCGAGTATACTCTGACTGCCCAAAAAGTGCGGTGAGGGCAAAGCTCGGCGCGGAAAGCACGGCAGCGGCGGCATAGAACAGCAGCGTGATGGCGGCGCGTTGCATAGCATGGTTGCGCGGAGCCACGGCGATGTTAGGCGATGTGCCGGAGCGAAGTCTCGTGCAGGCGATGTTAGGCTAAGCACAGTGGGGCGCAGCGCCGGCAGAGTACAGTCTCGCAGCGTAGAGTTTTGGCAATGAATGCTATTGCGAGGTTGCGTTCGGCGCTGGCGAAGTACGGCTATGCTACGGCAAAGCGAAGTCTACCGGGGTCGCGGCGAAGCACGGCCAGGTTCAGATAGGTTCGGTTCGGCAACGGCGAAGCACAGAGCTGGGCAGCCGAGTTCAGCGGGGGCGGGGTCAAGTAGAGTGGGGTCTGGCGGCAAAGCGAAGTCTAGTGGGCCACGCCACGCTCAGTTCCGTGGAGGCGGAGTGCGCTAACGGCGCTGTCGGGTCATGCTCAGTTCCGCGGCGGCGAAGCCTGGTAAGGCGCGGTGAAGTCTGGTCCAGCAACGGCGAGGCGTCGCAAGGTCCGGCTCCGGCGAAGCCCAGCCCAGCCATGTATGGCACCGGCAAAGCACTGTAGGGCGGCGGCAAAGCATAGCATTGTCGAGTGATGCGCAGTGAGTCTATTTTCAAAGGAGTTAAGTCATGCCTTATGTGATCCCCGATGCAGTTCATGAGCCTTTGTACGCCATCGTTCCTTATCAGAACCCCTGGCGGTGGAAGTCCCGAGAGAAACACACCCTCCGGGCGGTCAAGCACTTCATGGACTCGGGCGCCGTCGTCGTCCTCGTGGAGTGTGCGTTCAACCGGCGCGACTTCGCCTTCCAAAACGAGGGCCTCAACGGCACCCCGGCGAATTGCAAGTTCCACGACCAGCCCTACTGCCACAAATACATCGGGGTGCGCTCGCCGCAGGAGCTTTGGCTCAAAGAGAATTTGGTCAACCGCGCGGTGCAGGAGCTTCCGTATAACTGGCAGCAGATGTGCTGGCTGGATTCCGACGTCCACTTCGTGCGCCCGAACTGGGTGGGCGAGTGCATCCACCAGCTCCAGCACTTTTCGTTCCTCCAGATGTTCACCGAGGCCCGCGACCTGGCTCCCGACTATCAGATGATGCCCGAGGACTACCCGCACGCGAGCGGCTTGGGGTTTATCGAAGCGTGGCGGCGCGGCGACATCCTCAATGATGTCGAGCGGCTGGAAGGAAAACTGCGCAAGATCGAAACGCAAGCCGCGGGCGCGGCCCCCGTGGTGAAGGCCGACTTCGCGAAGCTCGACTCGGATTTGGGGATTCTCGTGGCCGATCTCGAGAAGTATCCCTACCCCGGCCGCGTTTTCCCCGGCCTCGCCTGGGCCTGCACGCGCAAAGCCTATGACGACGTGGGCGGCCTGTTCGATCAGGCCATTTGGGGCGGCGGCGACTGGCACATGTCGCACGCCCTGATCGAGAAGACCGAGGGCATGATGCGCAGCGACCTCCACCGCAACTACAAGAAGGCCGTGATGCAGTGGTACGAGCGCTGCCGCACGAACATCCGCATGAACGTGGGCGCGATGACGGGCACGATCTTCCACTACTGGCACGGGAAGAAGCGGGGCCGAGGCTACAACAGCAAGCACGCGCTCCTGGCCCGCCTGGGCTTCGACCCGCCGCGCCATTTGAAGCGGGACAGTCAAGGCTTGTGGCAGTTGCACGACGACCGGTCCAGCGCCTTCGTCGGCATCCGCGACATGATGCGCGTGATCGCCCGCGAACGCGACGAGGATTCGATCGACACCTAACCTAGAGAGGAGATTCGAGATGGACCGACAACCCATACAGCTTTACAACTGGTGGAAGCGCCCGATCACGGGCGAACTCAGGCCGATCCGGCTCGGCAAGAAGCCGCGGCGCTTCGACCCGCGCACCCTGCAACTCAAGCGTTACCTTTCCCCCGCCTTGCCGCCTCCCCCCATCGAGATCAACTACGGACAGCACTTGCCGGTCCTCGGCATGATGCTGAATGACAACCTGGGCGACTGCATCATCGCGGCCCCGGGCCACGGCATCCAGGTCTGGACCTACACGACGCGCGGCGAGGTCACGGTGTCCGACGCGCAGATCGAAGGGCTCTACGAAAACTGGTGCGGCTACGTCCCGGGCAATCCCTCGACCGACCAGGGCGGCGTCATCCTCGACATCATGAACAACTGGCGGCAGCAGGGCTTTGCCGGCGAACCCCTGGACGGCTATGCGGCGGTTCACATCGGCGGCGACTCGTCCATCCAAATCTTCGACCGGGACGTGCAGACCGCGATCTGGCTCTTTGGCGGCATCAACGTCGGCTTGCAGCTCCCTCTGCGCGCTCAAAATCAGCAAGTGTGGCAGATCCCGACCGTGCAGGATTCCAGCGACCAGCCGGGCAGCTGGGGCGGGCATGACGTGTGGATCGTGGGCTACACGCCCAAAACCCTCATGTGCATCACCTGGGGCACGCTCATGATGATGACCTGGGGCTGGTTCTTGACTTACTGCGACGAAGCGTATGCGCCGTTCTCGCGGCTCTGGATGAACAAGAACAAAGTGGCGCCCGTGTCGGGCTTCGATTGGGCCACGCTGGAAGCCGACCTGGAAATCGTTTCCACCCTCAAACGCTGGCGCCGCTCCGCCGTTAGTGGAGGCTTGAGATGGCAGACGAAGCGATGATCGAGGCGTTGCCGGAAGTCCTGGCGGCGCTGCTCAAGGAAATTGCGTCGGTGGACACGGAGTTTTTCCCGCCCATCGACGACGTGAAACCCGGCGAAGTGGTGCGCGGCAGCATCACTTCGCCCTTCACCCGGAAGGTCTTCGGGCTGGCGCGGTTCTACCACCGCGAAGCGGAGCGCAACGACATGGAAATGCGCTACACGCCGCCCGGCAGCGACCGGGACGCGGCGCTGCGGGACGGGCTCAAGGCGCACGAAAAGCACGACGTCCTCATGGAGCTGTTCTGGTGGCTGGCCCGCCATGAGATCAACCATTGGGTCCGCGAAGGCATCGGCCTGCGGCTCGGCTGGAAGCTCGTGGGCCGGCCCGAAGAGTCACGCGGCCCGGAAGCGTTCTTCCGCAGGCTCATCGGCGGAGACGAATGATGCGTGTCTTCGAGAAAGGCGAGCGTCTCACGGTGAAGACCGGGATCTGGGCGTCCTGGGGAATGCGGGCGCGGCGGGGCGAGGTGGTGACCTGCCTGGGCCATGTGCCGGAGCTGCCCAACTTTCTGCGCGTCCAGACGAAAGACGGCGACGATTGGGTTGCCGATGAATCGCTGTTCGCGCATCGGAGGAGGCGTTATGGCTCTCGAAAAACTTCCTGACGCTGAACTGGCGATGACGCCGGAGCGGGCGATGGCGCTGGCGACGACGCAGGCCGTGGGGACCGATGCCTTGACCTGGATGGTCGTGCATGGCGCGGTCTGCTTGGCCTTGCGGCACCCGGCCTTCGCCGGGCCCAGCCGCCAGCGAGCCCTGCAATTCGTCCGCCAGCTGGGGCAGGGGCTCGTCCGGTGGGGCTGCCTCAGCGCGGACGAGCTGGCGCTCTGCGAGCGCACGGAAGCCGAAGTTTCTCCCCACGGAGGTGGGTAAATGGACATCACGATCAAAGGAACGATCAAAGGCGACCCAAGAGTAAGCGAAGGCACGAGTTTCGACTTTACGATCAGCCTGCCGGAAGCCTCCGCCAAGATTGCCGAGGCGCTGGCAGAGCTGCTCTGGAAGGCCGCGAAGAAGATCGACGAGTGAGCCATGCCGAAGACGGACAAGACGGCCGCCGACCTGGCGGTCGTGCGGATGAGCGACCGCTTCCGCCTGTGGGTGCAGTACCGCTACGGCTACGTGCAAGTCATCTGTGAGCGCTGCAATCGGGAAGTGACGGCGCTGCGCACCAATGTGCATACGGGCCAGCCGATGGACGACACCCCGCTCCTCGACTGCCTGCGGGCGCATCGGTGCAAAACTTGAAAAGGAGAATCCCATGAACTTCAAAATCGAACTGAACGCGACGGTGAAAGACCAGGTGACCGGCTTCACGGGCGTCGTGACCGGGCGCGTGGAATATCTGACGGGCTGCCGGCAGTACCTCGTGCAGCCGCCCGTGAAGAAAGACAAGGAATTCGTCAACTCCATTTGGATGGACGAGGACCGGCTGCAAGTCACGAAGGCGAGCAAGGGCGCCCTCACCGTGAAGAATGCCGGGCCGGACGCCGCTGCGCCGGTGAAGTGAGGCGACGATGATCCTGTGCAACTGGTTCGGACACGTACCTAGGTACGGCTACGGCGACGATTCCGGCTCGGGCTATTTCGAAATGAAGCCGGGGGCCATCGACGGCATCGGCCGATTGCACGCCGAACTGTGGACGACGTGCAAACGCTGCGGCCAGCGCTATCGGGTGGGGAAAGTCCACATTTTCGAGCCGCCGCGCCGCGAGGACGTGAAGCCCGGCGAGGCGGTGATCTGCTGGCTGCGCTTGGCTCCGAGATCTGGATTGGCGCGCCTGCCGGAGTCCTTGAGATGAGTGAATGAAAATGAAAAAGATAGAGTTTTCTGTGGATGCACCGGCAGTCATCAAAGAGGTATTTGACCATTTTAACACCGGGACTGCCGCTGTCGGCCTATGTGAGGGGATGGACCAAATCAGAAAGGG